ATGGCGGCAAAAGCGAGAGTTTACAGCTATTTACGGTTCAGCGATCCAAAACAAGCGGCTGGCGGCAGCGTCGATCGGCAACTCGAGTACGCCGCGCGCTGGGCGGCGGAGCGCGAACTGCTGCTGGATGCGTCGCTTTCGCTGCGCGACGAAGGGCTGTCCGCCTACCACCAGCGCCACGTCAAGCAGGGCGCGCTGGGCGTGTTCCTACGCGCCGTCGAAGACGGCCACGTGCCGCCCGGCTCCGTCCTGATCGTCGAGGGGCTGGATCGCCTGAGCCGCGCCGAGCCGCTGCAGGCCCAGGCGCAGCTCGCCCAGATCGTCAACGCCGGCATCACGGTGGTGACGGCCAGCGACGGCCGCGAGTACAACCGCGAGCGCCTCAAGGCGCAGCCGATGGATCTCGTCTACAGCCTGCTGGTGATGATCCGGGCGCACGAGGAATCCGACACCAAGAGCAAGCGCGTGAAGGCGGCGATCCGGCGCCAGTGCCAAGGATGGATCGCCGGCACCTGGCGCGCGCCGGTCCGGGTCGGCAAGGACCCGCAATGGGTGCGCGAGGTGGACGGCAGGTTCGAGTTGATCCCGGAGCGGGCTGCCGCCATCCGCGTCGTGGTCGACATGTACAAGAAGGGGCACGGCGCCGTGCGCACGCTGCGCGATCTGCACGAGCGCGGCATGACGATCACGAACGCCGGCCTGCCCAAGGCGACCCAGATCTACAAGCTGCTGGCGAATCGGATGCTCATCGGCGAGAAGACGGTCGAGCTCGACGGCGAGCAATTCCGGCTCGAGGGCTACTACCCGCCGGTGCTCAGCCCGGCCGAGTTCGCGGACCTGCGCAACGCGGCCGGCGAGCGTGGCCGCCGGAAAGGAAAAGGCGAGATCCCGGGCGTGGTGACCGGACTCGGCATCACCTACTGCGGTTACTGCGGCGCGGCGGTCGTCGGCCAGAACATCATGAACCGCCGGCGCATGGAAAACGGTCTGCCCTACCCTGGCCACCGGCGGCTGCACTGCGTGACCTATAGTTCCAGCGCCGGCTGCAAGGTCAGCGGGAGTTGCAGCGTCGCGCCGGTCGAGCACGCGCTGATGCTCTATTGCTCGGACCAGATGAACCTCACGCGGCTGCTTGAGGGCGACAGCGGCATGACAGCGCTGAACGCCGAACTCGCTCGCGCGCGCGCCGCCGTCGCGGACCTGGAGCGCCAGATAGGTCGCGTCACGGACGCGCTGCTGACCGACGAGGAGCAGGCGCCGGCAGCGCTGCTGAAGAGGATGCGGGACATGGAGGCGGAACTGGAGCGCGAGCGTCATCGCTGCGGGGCGCTCGAGCTGCGGGTGCATGCGGCGGCGTCCGCCGAGGCGCCGGCCGCGGCAGACGCCTGGTCAGCGCTCGTGCGCGGCGTCGAGGAACTCGACTATGACGCCCGCATGCAGGCGCGCCAGCTCGTTGCCGACACGTTCTCGCGGATCGTGGTGTTCCAGTCGGGGTTCTATCCGGAAACCGACGATGGTCTGATCGGGCTGATGCTGATCGCCAAGCGCGGCAGCACACGGCTTTTGCATGTGGACCGGCGCACCGGTGAATGGCGCTCTGCTGAAGACGTCGAAATCGTCGGCGATCTGCCTTTACCGAATCCAGGCTCAATCCAGATTCAGTAGAAAAGAGAAGCCCGCGAATGAGGCCGACTCACATTGGCAGCGGGATTCGAACACGCGCGACGGCATCGCAAGAGGTTTCCTTAGGATCAAGCAACTAATTTGAAAGTTCAGGCGCAAACTCTTTCAAATCAAATATTTGGAAGAAAAATGTGTTTCGCAAATTTTGCGGAACACCTTTTGCAAGGACTGCAAGCCCTTCGGAAGCGGAATCCGGCCCCTATCGTTAGATGGGAGCAAGTTGCCCGAGGACAGCGCCCTTCGCTCGTTCCCGACTTTTTCTAAATCGGCTATGATCGCGGATCCAAGGGCCAACTGAGAGCGCATCAATGTCAATGACGCCAAGAGACTTTCCCGAGCTTTCCGCTAAACATGTAAGCGGCGCGAAGCTGTACGCAAACCGCTTTGATCTCGTCGCCGACTTGCAGATCAAAGAATCACCTCTCATCGCGGAGATCGGTGTCGCGCTCGGAACGTTCTCGAAATTCATGATCGAGCGGTTCAAGCCAAAACAGTTTCACGCATTCGATCTATTTCAGATTCATCAAGATGCCACACTCTGGGGCAAGCCGACCAGTGAAGTATTAGACGGCCTAACTCATCTTGAGTTCTATCAAAGAGCTATGCTCAATAGCCCTTCTCTTGTTGTAACCCATGCAGGTCTGAGCGGCAACACGCTGCAAAAAATTCCGGATTCTTTCTTTGATCTCATTTATGTCGATGCGGCGCACGCATATGACGAGGTCAAGGAAGATGCAAAACTGTCATCACGCAAGCTAAAGCATGATGGAATCATCATATTTAACGACTACATCATGTACGACCCATTTGTAAAAGCCGAATACGGAATCGTCCCCGTTGTGAATGAAATGGTCGTCAACCAAGGCTGGAAAGTAATTGGCTTCGCTCTGCAGAAAGATATGTTCTGCGACATCGCTATTCAGCGCCAATAACCGACTATTGCATGGGCGACGCGAGCGCAGCGATCACACGGTCGATTGCGTGGTCCTCGACGTTGGGAAACGGCAGCACTGGCGCGCCGATGTGCGTGAGCAGCGCGACGTGGTGCCAGCCCGGCGGCACATCGGGCACCACGTCGTTCCCGTTCTTGAACAGGTGGACCGGCACTCCTGCGAGCAGTAACGCGAGGCGCGGCCCGGCGGCGACGCGCGGCGGCTCGAAGCCGTAGACGGCAGCCGTCGCCCGGCCGGCGCTCGTCAGCGCAGCCGCGGCACAGATCGCGAGAGCCGCCCCGAGCGAATGGCCGACGAGCGTGACCGGCTGCGCGCCGATCGCCTCGGCGACGGCCGGCGCGATTGCCGACCAGGCATCCCAGAACCCCCGATGCACCAGCCCTACTCCAGCGACGTCGATCGGCAACACGTCGAGGTCGGCGAGCCAACTCGCGACGTTGTCGGTTCCGGGGAAGGCCACGACCAGGCCGCCGGCCGTGTGCCGCACGATCGCGCGCGACGCGCTGTCGGCCACACCGATGTCCGGTGCCGCGGTGTACGCCTCGCGCGCGAGCAGCGCGAAGTCGTGCGGCGTCACTGGCTTGCCACCGCCGCTGCCGCGCTCGCGCTGTTGAACGCCGCGATAGCGTTCTTCACGGTCAGGCCGAACAAGCTGATTGCGGCCACGATGACGGGCTTCTGCGCCGCCTGGATGTAGGCCGAAGCGTTCACGGCAGCGATCACGGCCGGTACGCCGGTATCGACGAGCGACTGCGCGGACGTGACGGTGATCGACGACGCGGCAGTGCAGAACAGGCCGTTGGCGCTCGCCGCGGCCGAGACTGTGGCGTCGAGCGCTGCCACGCTCTCGAGCGTCGGCTGAACGACTGAGCAGCCGTCGATGATCGCGGTTTGCAGCTTCGCCAGGGTGGCCGCCGGGGTCGGGGCCGTTGAGTTCGATGCCGGGCCGGCACATGCGACGAGCGAAAGCACAGCGGCGGCAGCCGCGAGTGCGGCGATGATCTTCTTCATGGTGAGTACCTTCGGGAGTTGAATGCCGCGGGCGCGGCGTGTGGACATCAGGTGCGACAGAAGTCGACGGTCAGGTCGCTGAAGCCGAGGGGGCTGCCGCGGCCGGCTCGGGCGGCAAGGACGCCGTCGGCGCGACCGGCGCAGGCATCGCGCCGCCACCATCGCCGCCGGCGGCAGCGCCCGCGCCGACCACGGTTACCGTCATACCGGGTTTGGGAACGACAATGGCATCCGACGCGGCGTCGGCGCTGCGCTGCTCTGCGCGCTCAGCGAACCAGTTCACGCCGGCGTGGAAAGCTGCGGCCAGCAAACCGGCGATCAACGACGACAGGCTGGCGGGCACCGGGCCCCGGCAGCCGCCGAGCACCCAGTCGACGGTCGGAACGAGGTCGGTGACGCCGATGGTGATGCCGCCGGTCACGAGGCTGGACTTCATGGGCATGGCCTACTCCTTCTTGAGCTGGACGATCTCGTCCGGGGTGAAGACGAACCCAGCCTTGCGCGGGTACGCCTGGAAAACGTAGGTCGGGAACGAGCGGTGATGGATGCCGTGCGTGGGCGAGCGGTGGAACTTCGCGACGAGCGGCAGCATGTTCGGCAGGCCGTCGACGAAGGTGGACGGGTCGGCCGGATCGAATGCATGCCAGTCGAAGCCGCGCAGCTCGGCGAGCTTGCAGATCAACCAGATCAGCGACTGCTTGGCGGGGAAGGTCTCGCCGGTCGGCTGGTCGGTGACCAGGTCCAGCACCGGGATCTCGGTGATTTCGCCGACCGCGATCGCCTTCACAATCACCCAGTCGACGGCATCCGCGTCGGCCCATTCGCAGAACAGGTGGTGGTACTCGGGCGCGGGCTGGCCACTGATGGCGCAGCGCAGCCCGGCCGCATGCCCTTCCCGTTTCGTGCGCCGGAACGTCGCCGACTCGGCGCGCGGCGCCGCGTGGTTCGGGTAATACTCGACCTCGACATCGGTCACGCGCACCGCGTGCTCGCCGGTGATCTTCGGCAGCGCCGCCAAGCCTTCGGCTGAGCACTGCTGGCAGGCGCGCTCGAGCGGCGCGCCGTGACTGCATCTCGTCGTCATGGGAAATCCGGGAAAGAAAAAGCCCGGCGCGCGGCCGGGCTAATTGATGATGAAAGTACGCCAAGTAACTTGTAAACATCATTGGCAAAACATCGGATATCATGTTTACATATCCAAACATCGGTGTTTACATGCCCACTCCAATAGATCCTCAGACCGCACGGTGGCTGTCCGCCCTGTTCTCGGAAGAATCAGAAGTCGCACTCGTTCCTCGACTTGAGGCTGAACGAAAAATATCTAGGCAGGCAGCTGCAGCCCAAGTGCGCCGATGGGTTCAAGCGGGTTTCCTGCAGGAGGTCGGCAACACACGACCCAAGCGCCACTCGCTCAACACGCTGGTCCATAACGAATGGAAACTCAAACTTGCTGGATTCGACGAACATGTTGCATGGACAACGACTATTCGCCCCGCGATCGAGGCTTACGCCAGCGAAGCAGCTCTGAAGATTTGGGACTATGCAGCCACCGAGATGTTGAACAACGCGAAAGATCACTCCGATGGTTCGTCAATCAGAGTTACGATATGGATTACTGCCACAGATGCCGCCCTGTCCATCACCGATGACGGAGAGGGCATATTCCGACGAATTGCGAGACTATGTGAACTCCCCGACGAGCGATTCGCTTTGCTTGAACTAGCGAAAGGTAAGCTAACAACAGATCCGAGCCGACACTCCGGGGAGGGCATCTTTTTCACTTCGCGAGCAGTTGATCATTTTCAGATTCAATCCGGCGATCTGACCTTCGATCACAGGGACCAACTAATGGACGTTCTCGTCGACAATGAGGATTCTCCTGTGACTGGGACTCGCGTCCTCATGAGTCTCTGTCATCAGACGGAGAGAAAATTGCGCTCCGTCTTTGACCAGTTTAGCTCCGAGGATCAAGAGGAAGGACTATCGCGGTTTGACAAAACCATAATTCCGGTGCGACTCGCACGGCTTGGAACGGAAAGCGTCGTATCACGTTCGCAAGCGCAGCGACTTCTAGCTCGCGTCGAACGATTTCGCCGGGTGGCATTCGATTTCGAGGGAGTAGATAGCATCGGACAAGGTTTTGCCGATGAGATATTTCGCGTCTTCAAGAATCAACACCCTGAGGTCTCAATTGCCGTCCTCAATGCTAACGACGACGTGACCTTCATGATCAAACGCGTCCGTGGGCAGGGCACTTAAGCACGTCCAGCCGGAATAGATCAGGCCGCGCCGAGCGCCGCCTTGCACGACGCCCACAGCGCGAGGCGATCGGGCATTCCGTTCGGCGTGCCTGCCGCGCGTGCGTTGCCGAGGTTGATGGCCCGGCTGATCGCGAGGAAGTCGCCGGCATCAGCCAGCGCGTTGAGGCCGTGGTCGGCCCAGAACTGAGCGGAGACGAGCGCGGCCGTGGTCGGCTGGCCGATCAGATCGGGGCTCGCTTCCAGAGGCACACCGATCTTCTGGCCATAGACGCGGAAGTTGTACCGGCCGGTGATCTGCAGCAGTCCGCCACCGCGGTATCGAAACCCGTCGCCCGCCTGCGTGTTGCCGAGCTCGCGCGCCTTCGCTGCCGGCGGCTCGTAGGCGCGCTGGGCAGGCGTCGGCCCCCATAGCTCGCGCAGCCACTGGAGGCGCCCGGACTCGTTGCCGCACTGCGCGAGGAATGCGGCCTGCCGCGCGGGCGTGTCGACCGCGTAGCGCGCCATCGCATCCGCGATCGGTGCGGCGAACGGCGTCGCGCGTGCAAGCGGGATCTGCAGCGCCGCCGAGAGGATTTGAGGTGTCATGGCGTTCATCCGATCAGCATCTTCAGTACCGCGTGGGCCCATTCCGGAATGGGCTCGTGTTGCACATAGCGCAGAAGGATCACGCCGGCCGCGCCGCCCCCCACAACCGGCAACGCGACATGCCGAACCACGAAGCGCCACGCCTCGGCCAGGCGGCACATTGTTCGCACGACGCGCGCGCCGCCCTCCCACGTGTCGACCATCGACTGCGTGTTCGTCTCGATCTTGCAGACAGCGGCCGCGATCGCGTCTATCTTCCTGTCCTGAGCGGACAGGTGCGCCCGCACCTGCTCGTCGCTCGCGTCAATGCGCGCCTGGATCTGCTTGAACCTCTGGTCTCCTGCTCGCAGGCGGCGCTCGACGACGTCGTTGGTTGGCATATCAGCCATCAATCCCCCGAAATGAAAAAGCCGCCTCGCGGGCGGCTGGCTGCTGGTACAGCGTGTAATCAGTTTCCCGCGCACAGGAACTGCACCACATCGGTTCCAGTGCCACTCAAGGCGAACGAGGTTCCTGATGTCTGCGAGACTCGCACCGCGTTTGCCGCGGTCGTGTCGGTTGCCGTGCACGCGTAGCTGGTTGACGAGGTATAGGCAGCAGCGCCCGAAAGCGCGACCGTGGCCGCGCCCGAGGCGAGCGTCGCCGTCCCCTTCACCATGTGCGGTGCGTTGGCAGCCGCGCCAGCCGTCGAGTACAAGGGCATCGCGCCAGCGCCGGTTACGGTCAGGTTCCCGTACACCGCAGCGGAGCCGCCGACCTGCAACTTGTTCGCTCCGTCGTCGACGCCGCCAAGCAGCAAGCGCCCTCCGTACTTCACGAGATTCAGGTTGTATTTCGTGCTCGGCGTCGAGATGTTATAGACCTCGAGTGCCAACTCGCCGGCCGTGTCCGAGTAGTACGCAGCCGTGACCGAGTTGCTGAAGTTCAGAACCACGCCGCCGCTCCCCTTCGGGTTCAGCGTGATCGGAATCGAGCTATCTGCCCCGGACGCGCTCAGCGACGGCGAATTACCTGCCGCCGCGCTCATCGCGTTCAGAGAATTGCCGCTGTTCGTCGCTTGATATAGGCTTCCGGTCCCGTTCAAATTGAAGGGTGTCGCATAGTTCGATGCCGAATCGACTTGCCCCGCGAATACGCGATTCGCTGACGCTCCGTTGATCTCAGCCACGCAAGACGTCGCCGTAACGCTGGCGGCCTCGCACGATATGCCCATCACGTTCGTATTGGTCGACGCGTCGAGCACTAGGCCGCGTTGCCCGCTCGCAATAGCCTCAAGCCATATCGAGCTGATGCGCGTGCGCGCCGATCCTTTCACGTAGAACAGATCGCCGAGCGCGTTGTCGATCGTGTTACCGACGAAACCGAAATCGTTGTTATTTCCGGCCAATCGAATGACGTTGATCGCAGCGTTGTACGGGTGCGAGTTTTGAATCATCGTCGTCTGCGCGCCGACATTCGCGTAGAGGCAGTAGTTCACGATGAACCCGCCGTTCATGATGAAGCCGTCGATGGTCGAGTCAGACGCGTAGGCGCCGAGCTCGATGCCGGCCTTGCCCGCCGTCGTCGAGTAGACGCGGATATTTTTGGCTCGGACGTCGTGCATGTAGATGCCCGTCGTCGGGTTGCCATCAAGCTTGATCGACGAGTAGCCGACGGGTACGTTGTTGAACGCCAGATTGAGCAGGTCGAGCGTCTGGGCGTAGGACGTATCGATGGTGTTGCCGGTGCCGGCCGTGCCGTCGAACTTCAAGTCACGAATCGTCGAATGCGAATCGAACGTCGAGTTGCTGCTGATAGTCGGATAGCGGATCGGTCCGCCCGTCTGGATCAACACGCTGTTTGGACCGTCTCCGTAGAGCGTGAATCCGACGGTCTGCGGCAAGACCAAGCCGCTTTCGCGGTACTGACCCGCCGGGATGTAGACGGTACGCGCGCCGGAGTTTAGCGCGGCCTGAATGCAAGCCGTGCTATCGACCACCCCGGTCTTGTCGCAACCCGGGAAGTCGAGAATGCTCACGACGTCGCTCAGCTTGCTTGCGACCGAGCGGCCGCTGGCGCCGGACAGCGACGCCTGGAACTGCAGGTTGCTGGTTGCGCCGAGCGCCGTCGTCGCGCCGGTGCCGCCAGAGGAAAACGCGAGGGGCGACGAGAACGTCACCGGGCCGCTGCTCGATAGGCTCGCGAAGCTACCCGAGTTGAATGTCGCTGCGGTGCCCTGCAGTGGCCCTGTCAGCGTCCCACCTGACAACGGCAACGCATTCGCAGTTACGGCGGCGAATGCGGAATTCAGTTGCTGCGCGGTCAGTATCTGACCTGGGACGAACTGCGCGACGGCCAGGCGAGGCACAAACGAAAAAAGCAGCGCGAACGCTGCCGTCAGGGTGAAGACGATCTTCTTCATGTGGGACTCGAGTCAGGTGGTGGTGTCCGGAACATCCGGCGTCGGCGTAGTTTTCGTCAGCGCTCCGTTGACGACGTACCACTGTTGCCCGTCGTTCGCATGCCAGTCGGAATCGTCCGCGATCGGCATCATCTGTTCGGCGGGGAAAGCCTTCACTGGGTCTTCTGCGTAGTTGTACGCGACGGTGTCTATCCAGCCCAATACCGCTTTCACTTGCTTGTCGAAATAGGCGTAGCGCGCCATGTGTCGCTCCTCAGTACTCGATGATGATGATGCCTGGCATGCCAGCTGCGCCAACACTGCCGCTCGTAGTGCCCGTCGCAGTGGTGGGGCCGTAACATCCACCCGCGCCCGACCCACCGACGCCGTAGCCGTAGGAGGCAGACGGCGGAATCAGGCTGCCGACACCACCGATTGCACCACGGCCCGGTGCGCCGCTCGCGCCGAACGGGCCACCACCGCCGCGGCCGCCTGTCGCGCCCGGCCCGTACTGGGACGTGTCCTGACCGTACTCGCCGTTCGGGAAGCCGTTTCCTCCGGGTTGGCCGGGCCATGCCTGCGTCGGCGCCCCACTGCCGCCAACCTGACCACCTGCCCCCGCCGTAAGTGTTAGGCTTCCAACCGTGGTGTTGCCGCCGTTGCCGCCGGCGCCTCCAACTGCACCCGCAACGCCTCCAGCGCCAGGCACGCACGACAACACCTGGCCGGGCGTGACCGCCATCTGGTAGCGTTGTACTGGGTCGCCTGCGCCGCCCCCCCCGCCTCCCGCGACGATATTGTTAGCCGGGATGTTCGGCGATCCCGCGCCGCCCCCGCCGCCCCCGCATGCCGATATCCAGATGGTGGTCACGCCCGCCGGAACGGTCCAGTTCGTTGCCGAGAGGATGACGATCTTGCGACCGCCGGCGAAGCCCTGCACGAACGCAGTCGACGCCGCGTTGTTGCTGTTGTCGCCAGCGGCCGGCGTCTCGACCTGAAACAGCTTCGTCGCGTCGCCATTGGCGGCAGCGGTCGACGCAAGCAGATTCGCGAGGATAGTGGCGGTCGTGCCATCATCGACCACCGGCTGTCCAGTGCGCTCGACGATGAACGCCGCCATGACGGCAGCCATCACGGTGCTTTGACGCCAGACCTTGTTGCATGCAGCCGACTGCGCGGTGCCCGTCATGAAGCCGCTCGCAAGCGCCGCCAGCACCTCATAAGAGGACTGCGATAGCACGTTCGCGCCCGGGCCGACGGCGAACGGCAGAAAGTCATTCTGGATAGCCACTGAAACTCCGATGGGATGGCCGGGCCCGCTACGCGAGCACCGAGTTGTCGAGGGAGAAGGTGTAGTCGAGCTGATTGGCTTCGACGATCGTGGTGCCCGACCAGGCGCCCACGTCGAAGCCGGAGACGTACTCGTTTTCGAGGTCGAAACCGAAGATGGGATCTCCGTCTACGCTGGTGATCGCGTAGTTGATGTGAACCGTTTCAGGCTTGAGCGAAAGCAGTCCGGTCTTCAGCAACGCGATGTAGATGGCCGTCGGCTGCTTGCCCGACACGCCGATGGTGATGGACATGTCGCATGGGTCTTCGATGAACACGTTCGTCCCGGGTGGCGCCAGAAGATCCAGGATGTCGGCCGCCTTGTCGGGGGTGCCATCCCAGTGGTTTGCCGCGATCTTCGCGCGCAGCGTCATGCGATACGTGTCGTCGTCGAGAGAGACCAGCCCCGTATCTGGGTCGAATGGTCCTTTCCACGTACCTTGATCGAAACCAAGGTCGGCCACGTCGAACGAGAAATAGACGCCAATCAGCGGCGTGCTCACCTGGCGGCTCAGGCCGACCCACTCGCCCACCTTGTCGAGCTGATCGCCGACTGCGTTGTCCAGGTCGAACAGCGCCGGCATGCTGGCCACCACGTTCATCTGGTCGACGAGCGGCGACACCAGCGCGCCCACGAGCGCCATAAACTTCGGCCTGGGCTGGTGCTCGGACGTGATCAGCGAGGTGTAATCGTCGAGATCTGCCATGGCACTTACCCCGTGGTGATCGTGACCCGATCGGCGCTGCACGACGCCGACTCGTTGAACAGCAACGCGACGTCCGGAGAGCCAGCGCCGCGCGGGCCGGTCAGCACCAAGCTGGTGATCTTGAACGTGGAACCTCCGTCGATCGCTTTTGCCGCTGCAATGCAGTCGTCCCATTCCACGGCCGCTGCCGCACCACCACCGATCTCAACGCCATTTACATAGGCAGCGATCGCGGTCTGTATCGCGTCGCTGACCGCAGTGGTGTAGCCGGTCAGTGGACGGATCGATACGACCGCCGAAATTGGCGCATCCGTCGGCCTGAAAAAGTTGATCGGAACAGGCATGCCGTAGCGGTTCGTCGTGACGATCGTCGTCGTGCCATACGTCCCGCCTCCTGGTGTCTTCTTTACGGCCACCGCATTGGCGATCGCCGTTGCATCGCCGCCTTCGACGACCAGCGCGATCCGGTGCCCGGGAATACCGTTCGCGTCGGTATCGCTCGTGTCGTTCTCATAGGCTCGATACCGCGTCACGCCTGGTAGGTTGGCCACCGCGCCGACGATCCCGTCGAGCACGGTTTGCGACGGCAGTGCCGTCGATACAGTCTGGCGCGCGCGCAGCGCCGGATCTGATTCGACGGGCGCGCCTGGTGCTGCATCGGACGGATTCGTGACCGTCTGCCAGCCGCGCGTCGGGGTGCCGATCTGGTCGATCGTACTGGCCGGTGCGGTGATCGCACCGATCGTCGTGCAGGTCGCCGTTACGGTGATCGTGCCGGCCGGCGGAATCGTCACGCTGGCTGGCAGCGCCCATTGGTAGTTGTTCGCGTCCTTCGCGATGCCGTTCGTGATCGTCGTACCGGCCTGGCCGCCCAGCGCCAGGTCCGCGCTCGAGTAGCTCGACGCCTCACGCTGAATGCCGTTGATCTTCACGTTGCTCGACAGTGCCGTACCGACCGCCTTGGACGGGCTGAACGAGTTGTAGACGCCGATCGCGACCGAATTGCTGTCGGCGATCGCCCGCGCGAAAACGGCGAGCAACTGGCCATCCTGGCTGTCCGGGTCGATGTAGATGTCCGCGCCATAGATCGCCTGCACCTGGCTCTGCAACCAGGCGTAGATGTCCGCTAACGTCGGCGCCGAAATGCCGGCCGCGCTGATAGTCGGCGCGACGGTGGTAAGGAGCGTCGTCACAGGGTGGTCTCGATGGTGGTGCTGCCGTAGAAGGTGTTGATCGTCACGGTGACAGTCAGCTTCCGCTTGATGCTGTCGAAGGAGCTCGCGTAGTCCGTGATCTCAGTCACGCCAGTGGTGCCGAGGATGCAAGACCGGATCGCTGCGTCGGCCGTGCCCTGCGTGTTCTTGCCGAGCACCTGCGTGGCCCAGGGCATGCCGACCGTCGTGTCGAGGAACCACTCGCCCTGCAGCAGGCGCAGCCGCGTCAGCACGGCCTGCGCGACGGCGTTGGGGCTGTTCACGAGGAAGTCGTTCGCCGACCCGCCGAAGACGTAGTCGCCGTTGGCGTCCTGCTTGCGGTATCGCATCGGGGCCTCAGAAACGAAAAAGCCCGGCGCGCGGCCGGGCTGGTGATGGATGACGCGACGGTCAGTTGACCGGGCCGCTGCTGCCGTCTCCGGGCTGCACGCCGCCATGCGTATGCCCGTCGTCGATCCGCTTGCCGTTCGAGGTCAGCGAGCCGATGAAGTTGATCGCGCCGGTGATCGTCGCGGCCACGCCCTCGGCAGTGCTGCCGACCATGCCGGCCAGGAATGAGAACAGACCCTGCACGATCACCGCGCCACTGAAGCCGGATTGCGGCGAGTTCACGGTCAGCGAGGTGGCCGCCGTCAGCACCTGCGTCGGCGCCACCACCTCGAAACCGCCGGGCGCCACGATCTTCACTGTCTGGGCCGTCGGGTTCAGGTCGATGAATGTCGCGCCGTCGTCGCTGCGCAGCTGCGCCGAGGTGGTGCTGACGTTGGTCAGGACGCGGGGCTGCGATCGGAAGCCCAGCAGCGCGAAGCCATCCGACAGGCTGTGCATCCGGGTGTCGGCAAGCTCCTGCACCCCGCCCGACTGCCACCAGGCGTCGATGCAGCGCGAGGCGAACACCACCAGGCACTCGTCGCCGCGGGCCACCGGGAAGGTGAGAGTAGAATTTCCGCCAGACGGGAACTGCGCGGGGCAATCGACCAGTTGCGGCAGCTCCACCGTTGTGAGAGTGCCATCGCCGGCCCGGACCGGCACCTTCAGACCGGCCTGGATGGCGACGGTCTGCGCGCCCGGGTCATACGACTCGATGATCCCGGGAAGAGCGGTCCAGGCCTGCGCACGAAGATCACCGAAAGCTGCCCGCAATGACGCTTGCGGATCATCGATTCTTTCGTTTCGATTCATAGAGTGGGAACATGAAAAAAATTCTGCGGGTTTTATTCACGTGCATTACGGCCATCTCCTCGGCGGCCATCGCGCGCCAGGACCCGGTCGCGTTTATATTCGCCGAACAAAGCCCATATAGCGGGATCATCAAGAAAAACGATTTTTTGTATGTTCTAACTCTTAAAGAACCATGCACCCTGAGCATTCCAAATGGAAAATACATGCTCATGGCGAAAATATTCAATAACCGGACACACCCTGAAAGACCAGACATCGGATGCTGGGCACTCACAACACACCCGTCCAAAGCAGAGATCGTTGTAGTCGGGTCGATGGGCAATGTTGCATCAGGAATGTCACTGACTCAATTCACCAAGGCATCATTACTGCCAAACGGCGATGCAAAGGTGATCGGCCCCGCAATGACCCAACAACAATTTGACGAAAATCTGCGAGGGTATGCGAATTCCCTACGTTAGGTGGTTGAGACTACGCCTAGCTTTGCCGGCGCTGGAGCACTGGCGCCGCTTGCGCTTTCAGACAATTCGAGGCCGGCTGTAACATCGACAGATATACAAATCACTTCGGTATACCAGTCATTGCCTCTCGTATCGCCCCACATCTCGTTATACATGACGTAATAAAAACCATCGCCATTTATTTTATTCTGCCGCCGAATAAATCCGTTTGATGCTTGCTGCTGAAAATCCAAGCTGTACTCATACTGCTGAATACTAGAATTATCAAGCTTTATCAATCTACCTATTTTAATCGATGGATTAAGCAGCATCCGAACCTTGATCCCATTCTGAGTCTGCTCCGGCATTCCTACCATTCCGGACTTGCGATCTATCACCGGAACATCACCTGGAACGTATGACGTTTCAGGGACGATCTGAAGTTTCCCGTCCTGAATAGACCAAAGCGTCTGCGTGGTCTTGGCCACGACTTCCAGATGGTCGCGCGCCAGCCCGAAAAGCACCCTGCCGCGAGGCAACAGATTGGCGGGCAGATCCGGGATATAGCCGACCGTCACGCCATAAGAGGCCATGGCCTGAGCGCATGCATTAACCACGTCAGCCTGCGTCGCGCCGGCCGCTAGAGTCGTGTTCACGAACGCGAAGTTGTAGGCCATGTCGCCGTCGGCGGCAGTGATGTCCAGATAGGTATCGGTCGCGTTCTCGCGCCCCCGCCGCACTTGGACGATAGAGCCATCGAAGATAATGCCGTAGCTGCCCTCGTAGCCAGCTTGCAGCACGATCCTGGTGAATTCCTTGCTCTCGGCGCTCTGGGACGTATTATCGGAGACGTTGTACACGCGCACGCGGAGCGAGTTCGGCGTCTGCGTGTCGCCGCGCCTCACATGGAACACGATGCGGAGCGCCGACAGGTCGAGAGCATTCCCAGAATCGGGACCAATGATCAGGGAAATTTTTCGGCCAAACTGAACCGCACCCATGATTCCACCCTTTACGAATCGTTATGAACAAAATTCTCTTTTTGCTAGCAGCTATCGTCATAGCGATCGATCTTTCATTGCGCTACAGACGGCGCACACGCTCGCAGCAGAAAAAGCAAGCCTCCATCGATCTCAGTGCTCGCACGCCACCTCCACGAAGATCCGGCATGTCAGCCGAAGAAATAATTGCTGACGAATCCAGATATTTAGCAGAGGTTCATGCCAAAGGAAAATCGGCATTTGAACGCGATCGAAATAATGCAATCACGATCGGTTCTAAATACTATATTTGGCGCACATGCGGCGACGGATCTGTTTGCGATGCGTGCGCAAAAAATGAGGGACTTCGTTTTTCTTGGAAAAGATCCCCATCAATCGGACACCCAGGGTTTCACCTATGTTCCACGGACCAGCCGTGCAGGTGTTACGCAGAGACGGTAATACCGGACTAGCTTACAGCCCAAAAAACGTGTGAGCCGAGGCCCAAGTCATCGAAGGTCGGCACATTGTCGGGGTTGTCGGCGCCCTGCACCCAGAGGCGCCCGCCAAACCCGAGATACCCGTACTGGCCCAGCAGATCCACCCCGGTGACCAGAGGAATGCCGTTGACCATGGCGTTGCCGCTCGCGTCCGCGATATCGAGGATCCAGCCAGTGCCGCCCGCATTGCGATACTGAAGCGTGAGTTGGTACACCACACCGCTGAGCGTGATCGTGAAGGTCTGCGGGTCCGGCGTGAGCGGGATTTCGTAGAAGGTCGTCGCCATCTGCGTCTCAGGACGGTGATACCGAGCCGCCCGGGGCCGGCGTCGCCGGCGTGGCCGACTTCGCGCCGGCGCTCTGCGTCTCAGCGGTTGCGGCCGGGTTGGCCTGGTTCGCTCGAGGCGGCAGCGTCGTCGCCTTCGTGCTCACGATATTCACCTGCTTGAGCGTCGCCGTGACCATCAGCGATGAACTGGTCTTGGGATCGACAACCAACGTCAATCCGCGAATCATCACGTTCTTGTACTTTCGGCGCGTCGTCGTGACATCGAGCAACTGAAAATCCGCCTGCAGCTTCAGCAGCTTGCTGTACACCGCATCGACGTAGGTGCCCGTCGCCATGGTGTTCGCGCCGGTCGAGTCGAACGAGACCGACGCCGCGCCGAGCAGCGCCGAATAATCAGCATTGCTCCAGCCGCACTTCATGACGACCTGGCGCGGCATCTGATACGCGTGGTCGTTGATTGGCGTGTCCTTTTCGACTGGGTGATCGGTGATCACGATGTCGTCGTTGTAGATCTCCTCGACGACAGCAGAAATGGGCACGCCGCCGATGGACTTGCCACCGGTCAGCGTGACATCGAGCACGTCGGATATCGTCGTCACTGGTACACCCCGCGCATGTTACGGACCGTGGCGTCGGCCACTGTCTGTTGCTCGCGCCCGACGGCGCGCGCCGTCTCGTTCGGGTCTGCCGTGCCGGACACCTGGATCTTCACATCGTTGTGGATCTCGATGTGCGGCGCGGCGCGCTGCGCAAGCGACAGCGCACCAGCCGGCCCGAACAGCGACTGCGAATTGCGCAAGGCGTTCTCCAGCTCCTTCGCCGTGATGCTCGCGTGGTTCTTGCCCACCCCGTCGTAGTAGCTGCGCCCGGTGTCCGGATTCGCCACGCTCGCCCATTCGCGCGAGGTGGCCAGCAGCGCCGCGTGCAGGTCGCTGCTCTTGCCCGACAGGAAGTCGCCGATCGCGCGGCGCTTCCGCGTGAGCAGGTAGTCGCCAAAGATGCGGTCCTGGAGCTTTTGGTCGAATTTCTCGTCGCCCTTCAGGTTCAGTGCGCGTGCTGCCTCTGCCAGCGTGTCGCGCACGATCTGGTAGCGGCCGGCGGCGTTGAACTTGCCGCTGCGCTGCGCGGCCATCACCTCGGCCAGCGTCATGTTGGCGAGATCCTCGGTGCCGGCCGCATAGCCGCCGCGCGCGCCGCGATTGACGCTGCTGTAGCCGCCCTCGCCCCGGGCGATCAGCCGGCCAAGCGCCGAGTTTGCGAGCCGCTCGGCGAGCGTGCCCCCGGGCGGCGCATTCGCTGCGGATGACTGCCCGGCTGGCACAGGCGGCGAAGCCGGCCCGCTGCTCGGCGCCGCTGGCGTCGACACATCGAGCTTGCCACCAGACCTCAACAGCGCATCGCGCCGCTTCAGGATCTCGTCCTCGCCCTTGTTCAAGTCCTCGCTGTGGAACAGCAGGCCCAAGCCGCCCAGAGCACGGCCGGCCCACGGTAGCGCACGCGCAAGCAAGCCCGCCGAGCGGCCGGCGGCCGTCTTCGTCGCAGCGCCGGCAGCAGCAGCCGCTGCGGCACCGCCCGCTTCGGTGGCTGCCGTCGTGGCCGCTTTCGTGGCGACCTCAGTGGCGGCAGTCTTCGCCGCCGTCTCGGCGGCGGCCGTGGCCGCCTTCGCCGCCGCTTCCTGCGCGCCAGCGCCCAGCGCCTTGCCGACCGCGGCCTGCACCGCCTTCTTGCCAGCGTAGTAGGTCAGCAGGCCGCCGCCCAGCGTCGCGCCGGTCTCGATCCCGAACGCCCCATAGGTGCCGACCTTTCCCTCGAAGCCGCTCTGCAGATGGCGCAGCGCGGTCATGAGACTGTGGCCGCCGTTGTTCGCCGAATCGACGCCACTGCTGACGTAGTCCTTCTTGGCGCGATCGTAGGATGCCTGGTAAGCCGGGTCGCGCATGCCCAGCATGTAGTTCTCGTCGATGCCGAGCTGCTGTGCATACTGCGCGCCGAGCCAGACATCCTTCTTCGACATCACCTTGCCGATGTCATTGACGAGGTCGACCGTGTCGCGCAGATGGCCGTTCGCGTCGCGCGTCTGCACGCCCAGCGACGCGATATAGCTCTCGCCGGCCGGGTTGTTGCGCATGAAGCGCGCGACGTTCTCGATGCTGCTCTGCGCCTGGTCGGCAGACACGCCGACATCCTGCGCGGCGTTCGCCACCGCCTTCAGGCTGCTCGCGGCCGCGCCGGTCCGGCGGGCCGCGAAGTGCAGGTTCTCCAGCTTCGACGCGAAATCGACCGTGCGCGCACCAACGAACGCCGCGGCGCCGACGAATGCGGCGGCCATGCCCAAAGCCGATTTGCCGGCCTTCACCTGCGCCTTGTCGAGCTCCTCGGTCTTCTTCGTCGCCCCCTCGACGCCGTCCGTGAATTTCTTCTGGGTGTCGACGTCGATCTTGAAGCCGAGCCGGACCAGGAATTCCCGGATGACAGACGATTCAGCCACGTTTTTGCTCCTGCCTGCGGCGTGCGGCCGCTTCGTTGTCCGCCCGCACGGCGAGCGAGTCGTTCATCAGCGCGATGTCCTCAAGCCCGAGCACGCCGTTGATCAGCGATTCGTACTTGCACATCTCCGCGTGCACCGGCGCGAGTAGCCAATCCTCTCCGCCCGGCAGCGTCTTTACCCAGCCGGTGTCGCCTCGCTCGGGCTGCTCGCTAGGCCGGTAAGCAGCCCTTGAATAAAAGGGCCGAGGTTCTCCATGATCACGTAGCCGGTCAGTGTCAGCATGGCGCCCATGTCGATGTCGTCGAACATGCAGACGTTCTGCGTCGGCGACCAGACGCGGGCCCAGCCGTCGCCGTGGTGGCGCTCGACGACGCGCATGCACGCGCCGATTACGTACTCGGCGTCCTCGTCCTTCAGCTGCGACAGCGCCTCCATCACCGGCTCGATCGAGGTGGCCAGCAGCTTCAGGTTCTTCGTCAGCGGCTTGTCCGACGTCGCCATGTCGAGGTAGGTGCGGATCAGCGGGGGCAGCACGGTGGCGATGCGGCGGCTCACGTGGAACTGCTGCATCGCGCTCATGCGGCCGAGCTGGTACCGCTGGCCGCCAATTTCGATTTCGGTGGCCATGGTCAGCTCTGCAATCCGTTGACCGAGTATTGATCAAAATAGATAATGTTCTTGTTCATATATACCTTGAGGTTTCAATGCGTGAGCTACCGATGGCGTATCTTCGCGAGTGCCTTGATTACGACCCGCAATCAGGCCATCTGACATGGCGAGTCCGCCCCGAATCCCACTTCAGCACGAAGTCGGTCGCACAGCGCTTTAACAGCTTGTATGCGGGGAAAATTGCGGGCGGCCGCGTAGCGAACGGCTATCTCATGCTTCCGTTCAAGGACGAAAACGGCAAGCGGGTGATGGTCTACGCTCACCGAATTGCGTTCGCACTTCACCATGGCCGATTTCCGATTGCTGAAATCGATCACGTCAATGGCATTAAGGAAGACAACCGTGCGGAGAATCTTCGAGAAGCAACGCGCCTAAAGAACGCGGCCAATACTGTCTTCGACTACAACAACATGCGCGGCACAAAGCGACGCGGTGACAGGTGGCTTGCGCAAATCAGCCATCGAGGCGAGAACGTCTACCTAGGCTCCTACGACACTGAAGCCGAGGCATACGCCGCATTTTGCGGTGCCGCGACTCTCGCGCGACGAGAATTTGCGAAGCTCACACACTCGCGAGACGACTAGTATTGACCGAGCAGCGAATCGATTTTAATAGCGTCGAACACCCACTCCAGGATGTCACCCTCCTTCGCATACTTCAGGTCCGGCACCTTCTTGAACGCGCACGACCGGGCCGTGATGACGTCGCCGGCGGCGGTCTGGCCGACCTCGATCAGGTTCTTGCCCCACAGTGCGCTCGACAGGCGCTGCGCGTCGTACATCGCCATCAGCTTCGCGTTGTTCGGCGCGGTCTTCAGATAGCGAATCGTGACCTGGCCGGATTTGTCGGCGTGCAGGCTATGCATGCCCTCGCCGTCCGAGCCGATCGTCATCGTATTGACGTCGCCCGCGCGCGCGATCGTGATGCCTTCCTCGGCCGTGGCCTCGCCGTAGCCGAGTGTGATGACGCCAGTCGGTCCGACCAGCGTCGCCGTGACGTCCATGAAGCTGTAAGTGCCGCTCATGCTGGGTTGCTCCGGTTAGCGGTTGACGGTGACAGCGATGTCGGCCGAATGGATCGCGCCGGCTTCCTTGGCGGCGATCTGGAATACGACCGACTTGCGAGCCTCGCGATCGGCCTGCGACTGCGAGGCGATCGGGGGCGTGTAGATGTAGTAGCCCTTCGAGAGCGCCTGGCCCTGCGCCAGCGCCCCGAAGCCGGCCGAGTTCCACGTGCCGGGCGCGAGATAGCCGTTCGTCACTGCCTGGTCGCACACCGACGAGATCGTCGCGGCGATCTGCGCGTTGCCGGCGTCGGTCTGCGGGATCTTCGTCGGGCTGGTGTATAGAAGGTTGTAGACCGCCGTCTGGATATCGTTGCGGAACCAGAGCGCGTTGTAGACCGAATCGACGAAGATGCCGCTCGGCGTCACGCCGTACTGCAGGATCGACGTGTTGTTGTCGTAGCCGACGTAGACGTTGCAGTTCTTCGCCTGCAGCGTGTCGGCCTGCGTGGACGTCAGCGCCTCGGCCACGATGCCCGGCTCCTGCTTGAACATCAGCGTGAGCGTGGTGCTGTTGCCGTTGAAGTCGACCGTCAGCAGCCGGCCCAGCGCCGACACCACAGCATACGGGCTGGTGCTGGAATACTGGATCATCGTGTACTTGAGTGCCAGCGCCTTGAGCTGGCTCGCCAGATCGCTCGTCACGGTCGGGGCGAGCGCCTGCGCGTTCTGCGTCGTGACGCCATAGAGGTGCGCCTGGTCGGCCTCGATCAGTTGCGCCACGGCGATATGGTCGCTATCGCCGACCGTGCTATCGGCGAACGCCATGCCGAGGAACTGGTTCGAGAACTGGTCGAGGAACAGCGCGGCACATGCGGCCGGCGTCTCGGCCGCGATACCCGCAACGGGTGCCGACGCAGAAGAACTCGTCAGGCCCAGCATCGCGGAAACGTCGGTACCGGTACCCGGCGACGTCGCATAGCTGACCGTCGAAGCCGCGACACCACCGGAGAGCGTAGCCCCGGAGAGCGTGACGGCGCTGCTCGACTTCGCCAGCGTGATCGCGTTGCCGGCATTGCCAAGAGCGATAGCGGTCACCGTGGTGACAGCGCCAGTCGTCGAATAGCTGCACTGCGACAGGTTCGCATCGGCCGAGGCGGCGAGGAACGCCTGCAGGTTGGCCGCGGTCGCCGCCGCGCTACCGCCGATCAGCACCTGGCTGCCCGACGGCGCCGCCGCGACGAACGTCACCGCGGTACCGTTGATGGTGACCGTGTCGTTCGCGGCCGGATTGGCCGTCAGCGTAATGGTGCCGCTCGCCGCCGCACCGGTGCCGCTCGACTTGCTCGTGACCAGAAACTTCGAGCCGTTCCACACGACCGTCGCATACGATGCAAGCGCGGCCTGAACGATCGATGCCACGCCGTTCAGATTCGATGCCCCCGAGAAGTTCAGCGCGGACACATTCCGCACCGTTCCGTCGATGGTGATGTTGAACGCGCCGTTCGTGATCGCCTGCCATTGCGCGATGGCCTGCTGGCTGGTCGACAACACGCCGCCGTTCAGCACGCCGGACGTGGCGGTCTTCGCCCACCGGCCGATCAGCAGGCTGGCCGGCTGCGGCGATTGGTTGAAGTAGAGCTGTGCCGCCAGATATTCCGGCGCGGTCGTGCCGAAGTCGTTGGCGACATCCGTGATCTGGGCGTAGCTGCGCATGCGCTCGCCCGTATCGATGACGGGCGACGCGCCGAGCAGCAACGCGGTGTTGAGGTTCGCACCCTGCGCAGCAAGCGCGGTGAGCGTGACCGCGACACTGATGAGGCGGGCGACCGGAAGAGCCTTTGCCATGTGGTCCTCTATTGGTGAATGGTGGTGGTGCTCGCCACCGGCGCCGACGAATCAGTCGTCGAAGTCACCGAGGCGGAAAGCAGGTTGAGGACCGGGTAGGTCCGGGTGATCTTGCGGCGCAGCGTGACCGTGATGTCGTACCGCCTGATCCACTGCTGGTTGACGAAGTCTGGCGCCGCGCGGATCCCGGACACGCCGACGAACGCCATGTCGTTCACGCCGAGCGCCTCGCGGTTCTGCGGGATCGCCAGGCCGTCGGCCAGGCGCTGTGCGTAGCCCTTCGCGTTCGGCCCGTAGAATGAGCAGGCGACCTCGATGCCCTCGTGCCGGATGTAGGTGTCGCTGCCGTCGCCCGTGCCGTCGTGCTGGATCACGGGATTGGCGTCGGGATCCTGGTCGCTCACGCCGAACGCGCACCAATTCGCATCGGGGGCCGGCTGCTTGGATACGGTGGGGCGCCAGCGCGGCCTCACCAGATCGGGTGACAGCGCGGTGACGCCTGCGATCAGGTCATGCACCAAGTGATCGAGCGCGTCGTCCTCGTCCGGAGGCGCCTCGACGGTCGGCGCGAGGTATCCACCGGTCGAGCTATCGTTCATGAGGATCCCGTCAGAGGTTTCAGGTCGCACGTCGCGCAGACGAAGCCGCGGCCGAAGTGCGAGTAGTCGTTCACGTTGACAACGGTGTAGGTGGCGCCCTGCCAGACGATCTCGTCCGCGTCGGCAGTCGCATCTGGGCCGCCGTCACGCAGACGGAACGGCGTGTGCAACGTGATCGAACCAACGATTCGACTGCCGTCGGCGTTCCGATGCAGGATGTCTCCCTTGTCGCTGGTGACCACTGCGGCGAACGGGATCGGCGTGGCTGTGTTCGTCGCCTCACCGTAGGCATTGACCGTCTGCGTCATGCGATTGCAGATGAGTCCGGTGTTCATGAAATCCGGATCGAGCAGCACGTCGGTGACATCGAGAAACGCCATTCGCGGCTCCAATGCAAAAGGGCCGCACGCGGCGGCCCTCGGGGATTCTGGGGTTGGCGCGCTACTTCGCGCCCTTCTTGCGCACCACGTAGGTGATCGACTTCAGGTACTCGCCGGTGTTGATCAGCGGGATGATGCCGGCCGCCGACTGGATCTCGGCCAGGCTCATGCCCGCCGCCTGCGCGCCGGCGTCGATCAAGGCGGCGTATTCCTTCTCTGCCTTGCGCGGGCCCTTCGTGCCGCGTTGCCGGTAGCGGCTCGCCACCGTCGACGGCGCGAGCGGCGGCGGCACGTTGCTGCGAATGCGCAGCCGCACCGAGGAAGCCGCCAGCGTGCCGGCCGCGCCGAGCGACTGGCCGACCTTCTCGAGGTTTCCGCTCAGCGCCGCATCGACGCCGCGCTGCAGTTGCGCAGTCACGCGCGGCAGCGCATCCTCGACGCCGGGCACCAGGTGCGGCCGCGCCGGCACGTTGTTGGCCGGCGAGCCCGTCTCCATGATGTAGCCGATCTCCGCGTTGCTGATCGGCGTGCCCTCGTCCTTGCGGCCCGCCGTGCTGTCGGGTACCCCGACGAGCACCTCCTGCTGCACCAGAGCGGCGATCGACTTCAGCACCGCGTCGAGGTTGTCCTGCGTCATCTTCACCGCCATGCCGATCTCCCGCGCGCGGCGCGCGCTACACCTGCAGGCCGCCGGCGCCCATCATGCGCGCCAGCGTGAGGTAGCGGATGCCGTACATCGTGCTGTTCCAGAAACCCGCGCTGTCGAGCGTGACGGCCGACGTGTCGTAGCTCGCGCTGACCTTGTCGACCGATTTCGACGACTGCGGCGCGGCCGCCGCGCCCGGGACGCCGCCGACGGCGGCAGTCTTCTGGTCGCGCGCCGCCAGCGCGAGGTGGTGCGCGGTGACCAGCCCGACGCCGATGTCGGTCAACTCACACCAGCGCAGCGGGTTCACGAGCGAGACGGCCACGGTCAGCCAGATCTGCACGACCACGTCGGAATACTGCGTTGCGTCGCCGAACTCGGGGAACGTCTGGCGGAACTGGGCGATGTCCACTGCTCACCTCGGTGTTGGATGGGGCCGACGGGCGCCGTTGCGGCGCGCCGCCGGCCGGCCATTATGCGCGCTTGCCGCCGCGCTGCGTGCCGGTGTCGGCCGGCGGCTTCTGCGCGGCATGCTCCTGCTCGCGCACCGCGAGCGTCTGCTCACGGACGTCGATAGCGGCCTCGCGCATGTCGAGGCCGTCGGCCCGCGCGGCCAGATCGCGCTCCATGGCTTCGAGCTCGACGCGCTGCGCAGCCAGGCGCCCGGCTTCGGCCGAGATCTCGTCGCGCGCGGCCGAGAGTTGCGCGGCCTGCGCGTCGAGCGCGGCGCGCGCCGCCGCGAGATCGGCGCCGTCGACCGGCGCGACCGCTGGCTTCGGCGCGTCGCCGGGCGCGCGGGTGTGGTGCTTGACGTACCAGTGCTCGGCGACGGCCACCGGGATATCGCGCTCGCCCACGCTGAACTGCTCGAGCGTGCCGTCGTCGTGCCGCAGCGTGAACGGCGTGTGGATGTGGAGCTTCACCTTTTCCATGTCAGATTCCGTCCCGATACGCGCCCGTCGTGCCGTAGCGCCATTCGATTTGGCCGAGTCGGCTCCAATATGTAGTTATCTGGAACAGCGAGCGGTACTCGAGCGGCGTGCGCTGCAGGTCGGTCATCGGGTACTGAACGTACTTCTTGTCGTTGTTGTACGCGACCATCCGGTCCACCGTGCCGAGCGTGCCCGGCGTGCCGCCGGTACCGGCGCCGATCAGCCACTTCAGCGGCAGGATTTCCAGCTTCACGCCCTGCTGCGTGCAGATGTTGTTCTCGAGCAGGTACGTCAGGATCGACTTGTTGCCCGCCGAGCTGATCACCTGCGACGCCACCCAGCCGAGTTGCGCCGGCGGGAGCATCAGGCGATTCGGCTTGACCTTCCAGCCGGACGCCTGCCATGCCGAAGTCAGGATCTCGTTGACGTCCCTCAGAATCTCGTCGGGCGTCTTCGTGGTCCACTGCGGCGTGCCGCTCGCGCCGTTGGCGACGTTCGTCACGCTCGCGACCGCGCTGTTCGAGTTGACCAGGCCGGTGAAGCCGATCTGCGGATCGCCGAAGTAGACGATCTGGTCGATGTCCATGTTCCGCTTCAGGTTCATGGCGTCGACCTTCTGCGCATCGATCGGCATGCCGAGCTTCTGCGACTTGACCAGTTCGGGCACCGTGTACTTGACCTCGGCACCCCAGAGGCGCATCGGCTGCGGCGTCTTGCCGATATCGACGGACGGCCCGGCGATCGCGTTGCCCTCGTTGGAAATCCAATTCAGACCGTTCGGGTTGATGCCCCCGTTCATGCCGTATGCCGACTTCGTGAACGAAGCCACCTCATCGGCCGCCGATACGTCGGTGCGGATGAAGACGTCACGCGACCACGTGTACTCGACGAGCGGCTCGTTCAGCGTCTGGTCGAGGCGTTCGAGCTGGCCGACCAGAAACGCGCCGGTCGAATCGACCGTGGCGCGGTCGTAGGTGTACTGCTGGTCCTGCGTGCGTGCGCGGATCAGCCGGCGCGTGGCATCCGCCACGGCCGCCGACATCGGGGGCGCCGCGAGCGACGCCCCGGCACGGCGCAGGTGCTTCTGTACGGACATGTCCATGTTCAATGGCTCCAGAAATGCAAAGGCCCCGCGTCAGCGGGGCCAGAGGTGAAGCGCTGTGCAGCGCCGGGAAATCAGATGTTGACGGCGATCTCGACGACGCCGTTGGCGTCGGCGGGACCGGTGAAGTACCAACTGGCGGGCATCGCGACCGTGTTGGCGCTGGTCGAGTCCGCCGCGGCCTCGAAGCCGCCGAGCGGCTTGCCGGTCGCCGCGCCGGCGACGCGCACGTAGACAGTGCCGCCCTTCGTGGCGGCGGCCGTGCCGCCGAGCGAGACCATCAGGTAGCCGCGCTTCAGCACGTCCGTGGCGCCGCTGGTCGGCGGCGTCGACGTGCCGAGCGGATCGGTGCCGTTGCCCTGGATCGGGTACGGGCGCAGGTTCACGCCGTAGACCGACGCCGCGGTGTCGGCCGCGTTGTTGATCGGCTGGATCTTGCCGTTGACGAGCTTCACGGCCACGCCGAACGCCGTCGGGGGCGCCGCGGGGTCGATCAGCTGCGTCTCGATCGTCGCCACCTCGGCGCGCTGCAGGTCGCCGGGGAAACCCGCCGGCATGCGGAATTGATACGCTTCATACGGGGAAGGCATGTCGGCTCCTTACTTGTGGTTCGCCCAGAATTGGGCGTGGACTGCGTTGATATCCTTCTTCGCGGCACCGCTCGCGCCGCCGGCGGCGTCACCGGTCTGACGCGTCATCGCGGCCGTGTTCTTGCCCTTCACCAGCGCGGCGGCGGCGTTGAAGTAGCCCGCCACGACCGCGCACGGCATGCCGTTCACGTCCGCGCCGCCGAGCACCGACTTCACGGTTTCGGCGTTCTCGTTGTCGAGCGCGGCGCGCAGCGCGCGCCGGCGCAGCACGCACAGCGAGTCGGACGTCTTCTTGCGCACAGCCTTCGCGTCGAACGTCGGCAGGCGCACGCCCGGAGCGAGAATCTCGGCCAGCGACAGCGCCTGGCGGAACTCGTCGGCCAGGCCCTTGCTGTCGCCGGTCTTCGCGGCCTTCGTGTCCGAGTTGTCGTCGGGATCACTGTCCATCGTCGGATCGTCGTCCGGGTCGTCGTCGGGATCGACGTCGCCCGTCGGCGTACCACCGGCCTCGAGCTTCGTGACGCGCTCGGCGAGCGCCGTGAGCTTGCCGTCGACGCCCTGCACCGCGGCGAGCACCTTGGCGATCGGGTCGTCGGCGCCGGCACCGCCGCCGTCGTCGCCCGTAGCGCCGGCCGCCGGCTTCGCCTCGGCCGTGCCGGGCATGTGGATGTGGATCTGCGGCTGGCCGTCGCCGGGCTCGGCGCCCTCGTCGCCGGTCATCTCGGTTGCTGCCTTCTCGAATGCATCGGCGTCGCGCGTCATGAATGCCTTGCGCAGCGCGTCGACGAACTTCGAGGTCTTCGTGGTTGCCATTCTGGAATCTCCTGTCGGGAGTAGGTTGGGACTGCTATCCCCGATCGAACAGACCGGGCCACAGCGGGCGTTTTTCACGAGCGCAACGTGGTTTCCCACGATCCGCACCTGACGCGCCCGCCCCGGCGCGATTTGCTCGTAGTCGGCGTCGTATCCGTTGCTGACCTGCGTCAGCTCCTTTGCCTGCACGCGGCGGATCGCCTCCGCGTCCTCGATCAGCAGGTCGGCCAGCATCAACTCGGACTGCGCGCCCTCGCCGCGTCGCACGTTGCGCACGGTGCCGCGAGTGACGGTCATGTAGTTGGCCGGCGTCACGAAATCCGGCGGGTGATCGATCGTGACCGTTTTGGTCTCGAAACTCGCGAGCGTTTCGGGATCGAACAGGACGTCGGCGTCGCGCTCGGCGATGATGATCCCGTCCTTCGCTTCCAGCTCCGGCAGCTCGCTGTAAACGTAGTCCTGAGTGCCGGTGCGCGCGATCGGCACCGCCTCGCAGAGCAGGAAGCCCTCGGGCGTCGTCGACTGGCGCGTGCCGAGCTGCTCGGTCGTGTACATGCCCGACGCGGTCACGCCGTCTCGGGTGCGCGCGCGAGCCGGCGCCGCGTGCGCGCCGCCACACGTGCAGGCGTGGTCGGCGGTCCGGATTCGAAGGATCGTCATAAGAAATTCGCGCCAGAACGGCGTATGTCTTTGTTACAACAGGGGAAGTTGCAGCGGTGGAAGCAGCGCTATACTGTGAATTCAGGACCGTCGGACGTTAAACCACCACGCCCCGGCAGCGTGCGAGGAACGTTACTCAAACGACGGTCCTTTCTCATTCCACTAGACCGTGGTCGTAGTAGCGCCGGCCGTCCTGGTGGTGCTTCACGGTCAAAATCGCAGTCCGTTTAACCCCATCAATTTCCAGCGGCGCCGTGTAGCGCTCGACGCCGAGCACGTTCGGGTCGCCCCGCTTGTCCAGCGCCCGGTCGACCAACTTCGCGCGCTGGAGCAGATCAGGGATCGCCGGAATCGTGCGCACAAGCGCATCCGACGCACCCGCGATCGTGTGCTTCACACCCCGCCGGCTGACCATGATGTCGTGGCCGGTCGAGGAATTCTTGAACGACTTGCCGATGAAGCGATCGGCATGCGCCAGCGCCTTGTCGCGCAGCTCCTTCATGCTGCCGTAATCGCCGAGCTCGTCGCCCTTCAGCTTCACCGGGCCGGCGGCCGCGCTACTAACGCTGCCTCCGCTGCCGTTCCCTTCCCCGAACTGTCCGTTGGCCGCGCGCCGGTGCGCCGACTCGTTCCACCCCGCAGCGTCGCGCGTGTGGATGAAGATATGGAGGTGTCGCGCCATCAATCAGGCAGAACGGGGTCGCTCCAGCAGCGACAGTTGTAAATACAGCCGGCGTGCGCTCGGGCACCGCTGCGCTTGTCCGCGATCGGCGGGTCATCCCACCTAATGAACTGACCATTCAGCTCGCGATGGTCCTCGCGGACTGCGCCATCGCCGACGTCGCGCCAGAAATAGCCGGGACTCCCGACGCGAGCCGCCCGCGCCTGCGTGAGCACCGTCGACGCGCGCGAGACCTCAGTGCGCGCGATCATGGTGGCGCGGCTCGCCGCCACCTCGCCCGAGGCGGCGATCATCTTGGCGATCTCGCTAGAGCGCGTGCTGTCGGCCAGGCCCTCCAGCGTCAGCTTGTGCACGCGGTCCGCCGCCTCGCGCGGAATCGAGGTAATCAGCGTGACCTGCTCGGCCATGAGCTGGCGCAGCGCCTCGCCGGTCGGCGCGTTCTGGATCTCGTCGCGCAGCGCGCGCGACATGTCGGCCGCGCGCTGCATCCAAGCCCGCTCGTCGCGACGCGACAGGTCGGCCAGCATGCGCGCTGCCGTCGACTCGGCCCACGGCGCGAGCGCGTCGGCGTAGCGCCGAAGCAGTTCCTCGATCGTTGGCGCAAACGATGCGTCGCCGGCCGGGAAGCCGTTCACGAGCACGCCGACCTGCTGCGCGATCTTGCGCAACTGCGTGCCGTACTGCTGCTCGGGCACGCTCAGGCGGACCGGGTTCTTCTTCCGGCCGCGCTTCTTGTCGAGGGTGAGGATCATCGGCGGCGGAACAGGCGACGGATTAGAGAATCACCAGTGCGCGCCGACGACGGCGGCAGTACCGCGCCACCCGGCAGCGACGTGTCGATGTCCGGCGGCTCGGGCGCCTGCTCGTCCTGCTCGGCCTGTGTGATCGCCTCATCGGAGATGTCGCCGAACATGCCAGTGTCCGGCGAGGACGCCTTCAGTTCGCGCATGCCCTGGCTGCGCGTGATCAGGTCTGCATCGACCGCCTTAGTGACCGAATCGACCGTCTTGTTGCCGATCTCCGCCTTCTCGGCCGCCGTCATCTCCTGCAGCGGCCGGAACTCATAGCCGAAGTCGTCGGGCAGCGGACGCCCGAGCACCGAGCACGACAGCACGTCGAGCAGCACGTGCAGCGGGTTCCGGAACTTACGCTCTTGCCTGGCATGCACTTTCTCGTGGTAGAGCTGGCGCGAGCCCTCGCCGGTATCGCTCAGCCCGGCCGGCTGCTGGCCGAACAGACGATCGAGCGGGATGCCCGTCGCGCCGCTGAGCTGCATCGCAAACTGCAGCATCACGTCAGACAGGCCGCTGAAGCTGTACTGGTGCGTTTCGAATTTGTCGCTCGCGTCCAGTATCGTCATGCCTTCGTTGGTCTGGCCGGCACGAATCCATTCGATCTGCTTCTTAAGACCTTCTTCAATTTCGCCGCCCGCCGCAAGGATTTCGCGCAGCTTCTCGACGCTAATGACGCGCAAGTGCGCCTTGTAGACGAGTTGCCCCGCGCCAACCGTTGCACTATCGAACGCGATCAGGCGGTCCCACATGGGCTCGAGGATCGACAACCCCCAGCCGTTCTCGCTGATGCGCTGGTAGTACGGCAGCGCCTCGCCGTCGAGACGGATGACGCGGCTGTAGTGGATCTTTTCGCCGGCCAGCGCCACCGACGCAGGCAGCACGTTGTAGAACTTCGGCATGCCCAGGTCCGGGCCGAGTTCGGTCACGAGCTCGCCGACCGGTGGCGCCACCATCCAACGGTCGAGCACGAGCAGGCCCTTGAACTGCCCCTTCCCGATCGTCTCGACGCGCAGCGGCGTCGACATGTCCTGGCCGTCGATCAGCATCACCGCGATCGCGCCTCCGTACAGCTGCGCCCACTTCCCGGTGTCGCACAGGTGATCCCAGATACCGAGCCGCGTCAGCGCTGTCTCGAGCTTCGTGATGTCGTCCGGCTCGAGGCCGGACATCTCGATGCCCTTGCGGGTCATGTCTTCCGGAATCGCGTCGACGGCCGCTCGCACGATCCACGAACCGCGGTATGCCGCTTCGAGCCAGATCCGGTTGCGGCTCTGGTAGGTCAGCGTGTATTGCGACGCCGACGACTGATTGTCGGCACCCCAGCCGAGCCGCGCTTGAAAATTGGCGAACGAATCGGACGTGCGGATGCTGGCCGTCGACGGACGAGTCGCGGGCGCGCCTCGCGCACCGCTTCGGTTCTTTCGACTCATCCTGCCAACCTCTTCCAGATGTCAATGCTGCGCGCGGCGGGCTGATAGGCAATCATCACCGCGTCCGCGAGGTTCGGTGACTTTGTTCCGTCGGGCGCCTTGTCGATCACAATCTTGCCGACGCCGTTGACGGTGAAAGTCGGCTGCGACAGTTCCATGCTCAGCGCCGCGCGCTCAGGTAGATCCGGATCGATCGAGATGATCTCGTCCGGATCGAATGGCTTCCCTTCCACCACCGCGCGATACGTCGCCTGAAAGCGCAGGCGCAGTGCCCACCACGACTGCGCCTTCAGGTTCGCGAAGTAGTCCTTGTTCTTCCGCTCCTTCACCATCTCCCCGTCCGGGTCGTACACCGGACCGGAGCCGCGGAACGGCTCGCTGCGGATCGACCGCTTGCCGGCCGCCGCGCGCTGCTCGTTCAACACGCGCGCGTCGCCGCGCACGCCGGCGCCGAGCCCATCGGCGTCGTAGTCGAACACCTCATAGCCCCGCACGTCGCAGATGCCGAGCGCGCGGTCGACCGTGCCGAAAATGTCGCCCCCGACACCGGACCAGGATTCGAGATGTTCGAGCAGGAAGCCGTAACGCCCGGCGAACGCGTTCTTGTCCTTGCCCTCGTCGGCAACGTCGAGGCCGCCGCGGCGCGCGCCGCTCGGCGAGATGCCAAGCTTGACGTGCGCTCCGAGCGCCGCCTGCACCCAGGCGGACGGAATCACGACGCCCTCGACGGACGCCGCGTAGTTGATGTCGATTTCCTGAGCAACGACGACCGGATCCAACTCGGCCACCTGTTTCGCGTACCAGGCGTCGTCCTTGCGCGGGTCATCGCGCCAGTGAAAGGTGAACACCTTGATCTTGCCGCTGTGCCGGCGCTGCGCGAACGAGTTGCCCATGCCGTTCGGCGTCGAGATGTCCTGCCGGCAGTTCGTCGTCGCCGACAGCGACGCGTCGACCAGCTGCGGGCGCTCAAGGAACGCTGACTCATCAACCACGTAGAAGCTCGCGCGATCGCCGCGACCGATGCCGTCGCCCGACTCGCCGGTGATCACCGACCCCGTGTCGGGGAAGATGATCCGCATGTGCGGCGCATGCGTGCCGATGTCCCACGAACCGCGGAATTCGGCCGGCAGCAGCCGCAGAAACTCGCGAGCCTTCCAGAACAGGCTCTTCGGCGAGCCGATCTTGTCGACGTACTCTTCCTTGCGCGAGCCGAAACCGGCCGCAACTCCTTCGTGGAACAGGCATATCGTGTCGGCGAGGCCGACGGTCAGCCACGACATCCCCATGTCGCGCGTCTTCTCGGTGATGCCGGGCTCACGCGCGCGCCAGCGCTCCATGAACCAGGCGATCCAATCCTCCTGCTTGGGGAAAAGCAGGAACGGGATCGTGGCCGGCAGCCCGCGCTCGACGTTCCGCGGATCGAAAGTCATGCCCCAGTCGATGATGAACTGGGCCGGGTTGTCGCGGTAGAAGGCTCGCAGCGCCGGCAGCACGCCTGGGTTCGCGCGGATGCGCTGCAGGCGCTCCGCTCGCCATTCGAACACCTGCACATAGTCCGGTGCGCGGAAGTCGAACGGGAACGGGATGGGCATGCTATGGCTTCATGAGCTCGGCGTAGATCTTGGCCGCCTCCATCGGATCGTTCGTCTGCGTCGAGATGGCCGTGATCGGGCCGCCGCCCCTGCCGGTGTGTTCGAGACGATGGCGGTTCGTGAACGCGTCGCCGACCTCCTTCGCCGCCTGCTCGAGCAACTGCGCCATCAGCGGCAGGTTCCCGCGCTCCTCGGCCTTGTCGACGGCCGCCGCCAACTTGCGCAGGCGGACCGAGCGGTGCGCGATACCGATGCGCGAAGTGTCGGCGATGAACTCCGCCCGCGTGCTCTCGAAGATGTCCCGGTATTTTTTACTGAGCGTCGCGCCGGCCCGCTTCGTCGGGTCGTAGCGCTCGCACGCCTGCGGCGAGACGACGACACCGAACTCCTCGAGCACCGACTTGGCGGCGCGCGTGGGCGTGTCGAAGCAGGCGAGCGCCTGCGTGACGAACACCTTGATGTTGTCGGGGAGTGCTGCCATGGCGGGAATGCGGGAGGGTTACGCGGCGCGTCAGATGTGGGCCCACGTCCGACGAGCTCGCACGTCGCGAATCGTGCGGACGGAAACCTGGTGCTTCTCAGCGAGGCTCTGCTCACTTCTCGAAAGTTCTCGAATCTCGCGCACCGCGCATTCGGTCAGCTTAGAGTAGCCATTCCGCTCTCCAACTGCGGATAAGCCGCCAGTTCGATAGGCGTGCAGCCGATTTCCGCTCGCCGACACCCACTCCAGATTCGAGACATGGTTATTGGCGCGGTCGGCGTCGATGTGATTCACCTCCGACGCTCCGGCTGTTCGATCGAGGAACGCGTCGGCGACGATCCGATGGATTCGAACTGACTGGCGCTTTCCGGGACGAGATAGATTCACCGACGGGTAGCCGCAAACCAAGAAGGTGGCGAGCACTCTGCCGGCTACGCCGCTGTTTCTGGTCGTAAGCCGCTTGATCCGCCCGTGACTGCTGACCGCGTAGTTCGGCCACTCGCCGATGACACGCCACTGCTCTTCGTTCATGCCGACCTCAACATGCATGTCCCGCACGCGTGTGCGACAGATACTGACGAAATCGTCGGGCCCGCGTTAGCGGCCCTGACCATCTTGGCAATAGGTCCGTCGCGATCGCCAACACCGTATCGCTCCACGATCCCAACGAATTCTTCAACGTCATGCGCTCGGAGGCCCAGCTTGGGGAACCCATCCTTCGTGAAGGCTGGGGCGCCGAACTCATCCGTTTTCTGCGCGATATGCATCAGCTCGTGCTCCACCAGCGCGCAGAACTGCAGATCACTGCACTCGCGCGCATAGTGCGCGTCGAGTGTGATGAGGAACGCGGGCACGTGGCCGAACCACTCGCAGAACTGCTGCTCCTGCCTGGCACGCTGCCAGCCACCGGCGCGGATCATGACCTCCTCGCACTGGCCGATCACGCGGCGCATCTGGCGCGTGTTCCCGACGGCAGCCCAGAGGTAGGCAATGTCGGCGTCGACGAGGTGCCCATGATCGGGGTTGCGCAGCGGCGCGCCATCGGCGAGGAAGGTCGCCTGCACCCATTCGGCGAGGCCGTCGGCCGGCGCGATGGGGCTCAGCCAGTTCGATTCGTCGAAGAGAATGTCGGGCGGCGCGGGCCGCGCCGACGTGCGCCCAGGCAGTCTCAGCGGCTTCGCCATGATCGGTCGGCTTAACGGCGGCCGCGCACGCGAATGGAGAGAGCGATCGCGCCAAGCGACACCGCTGCCAGCATGCCGATTGCGATCTTCAGCGCTCGGATCTCATCGCGCTGCTCGTCGGCTCGTCGGTCTGCGGCCGCGAAGCTCTCGTTCAGCTGCGCGGCGGTGAGCACCTGGCCGGGCTGGAATTCGACGGGCGCCGCATCAGCGGCAGTGGTGGCCAGCACCACGGTAGCGGCCGCGACGGCCAGGGTCTTGCGGATGACTGCCTTCATGGTGACGCCTCCGGAAATGAAAAAGCCCGCTGGCTTTCGCTCAGCGGGCTTTGGTCGCAACTTCGACGTGTATCGAATTTCGCGGATTATTGCCGGTTTTTTCGGCAAGTGCAAGAAATTTTCGCGGCGGGGCGCCGCGCGCTACGCCGCGACGTCGCCCTGCTCGAGTAGCCCGAGTTCGTAGAAGCGCCGTTCGACCGCGCTCCACGCCACATCGGACACGCCCACCCGCTCGGCGGCCACAGCAGACTTCTTGTTCCCGTCGATCCATCGCCGCACCGCGGCGTTGTGGTTGCTGACCGTCTTCACGTTCGCGTCACAATCCTTCGCGATGTCCTCGAGGTTGCGCTTCACGCCGAACACCTTCTCAACGATCGCCCGCCGCACCCGGTAGTGCGAGAACCCGGAGCAGTACGCGGCCGAGGCGTCCGTCAGCCACGAGATCGCCGCCTGCCACTCGATGTTCGGCCGCCAGCGCGAGCAGCACGGATGTCCACACTCGCACGCGAGCTGCTGCGGGGCGGCGCGCGCCACGACCACGCAGAGGTGCAGCTCGGGCAGTTTTTCGAGTTCACTGCGGATCATGCCGGCCTGGCCCGCGCCATCCAGCCCAACCAGGCCCATCCCGGACCCGCCGCCCGGGCCGCGCATGCGCTTCGCCATGATCGTCTCGCCGAACTGCTGCGACGAGTAGCAGAGCGCGAAACGCACGGCGTCGAATGCCGACTTGAACACGATCTCGCTCACCGCACACCCCGCGTCGTCATCGCCAGCGCGCGGTGCGTGTCGAGGTCGCGCACGTAGCCGGTCAGGTTGCTCGTGAAGTCCGGGCGGATGCGCGTGTCGACGTGCGCGTCCGGCTTGCGCCGCGTGCCGGCCAGCGAGTACCAGCGGCCGTCCACCCGGCTCTCCGTGTCCAGCCGCACGAGCGCCGCGTCGGTCGCCAGCAGCAGCCGCACGGACGACAGCGGCGCACCGAGCTTGGCCGCGAGGTCGGCCGCTCGGTACCGGTTGCCCGGCTTCATCACCCCGATTACCCCGTTGATCGTAAGTTTCACGTTCTTGGTCTTCACGTCCGGCTCCTACGCCCGTTGCAGATTCAATTCGATGGCCTCGATTCGCACGCCCGGCGTGCGCGCGTAGCGTTTCGATACCCAGAGATCGACGACCTGGCCGTCGTCGACGTACACCACCCCGTTCATGCCGTCTTTCAACGCCTTGACAACGTTGTCGGCGTCCGGCTTCTTCGTCGCGCCGATCTCGCCGGCGGCGGCGGCCAGTTGGCGCTTCTGCGACCAGCTGGCCGGGATCGGCACGCCGATGTTCACGATGAGCCGGATCGGCCCGGGATACGGCTCGGCGCTGCGCATGGCGGCGCGCGCGGCCATCTTCACGAGGTTCTCGTACCGCTCGGTGGCCTCCGGCGTGAACGTCCGGACGTGGGCGCCCTGGCGCGCGAAGCGTGGCCGGCCCTTCGCTACGGGCGTGCCGGGCACAACGAACTCGACGCGGCGCGCGACGGGCGACTCGGCAATGAGGGATTGCTGGGTCACCGCAGCACCTCAAGCGAGAGCCGGCCGAGCCGGTAGACCTTGCGATGGCCATAGCGCTCGGAGAAGTAGCGCCGGTAGTCGATCTCGATTGCGAGCCCCTTGCCGCGCACCCGGAAGCAGAGGCCTTTGCGGTGAGCGCAGACGAACGTGTCGCGCGAAAGTTTGATCAGCATGCCCGCGCCTCCCGGGTCTTCCACGCACGCTCGACGTCCTCGCGCAGTCGGCGGGCCGCGTCAGCGCCGCGCTTCGACTCGACCTGCAGCAGGTACGCCTTGCGCACCGCACGGCTGGGCATAGCGAGCACGTGCCGGACCTCGCACTCGTGGCGGCGTTGTTCGTCGTTCATGCGGGCACCTCGTCGGGCACCTCGGCGCCGAAGCGGCTGGCCACGAACACGCGCATCGCAGCAGTGAGTCGGGTCGAGCCAAAGTACGAAATGACGAGATCACCATAGACGGTCTGCGCAACACAAGACTCGGGATCACCGGCGGCGGTAAGCAGCTCGATCCGCTCGCGCCCGATGATCGGACCGCCGTGCGCCCAATCGGTCGAGTAGCGAGGGCATTCCTTGACGCTCCCATACCGCCCCTGCTTGAGCCAATAGCGGCCGAATTCCGGCTTCGCCGTCGCCAACACATCGCCCTCCGCGCGTGCGACCCACAGGTCGAGCAGCGCCCCGCTCAGTTCGCTCACCTTCATCGCCCAGTTCCCCCAAGCATTGCGCCGGCCGCGACGGGCCCGGCAGAGTTGCGAAACGCGCGGTGGTGGTCATCACGCCATGGGCCATCGCCCGCGGCGTTCAGCACGCGCAGCTTGAATTCCGGACACGTCTCGTGCTCGTCCTGCTCAAGGCCGAGCGAGCGGCCGTGCGCGACGACGCCGGACCAGCTGGTCCACCACGGCCCGGCGGGCGCGGCGCGCGCGCCGGCGCCGGCGCGGCCTGCCCGCGCTGCGATGGCGTCGGGCAGCATCGAGTTGAGCAGGCCGACGTTGAGTGGCTGGTCGGACTTCTCGCGCCTGCGGCGCGCCAGCGCGGCGCCAATCGCCGTGCGCAGGTCGTCGGGCGTGGCGCCGAGCGCTGGCCAGCCGGCCACGCGCTCGTCGTCGACCACGAAGGCCACGCCGCTCGAGCGCAGGATCTCGACGAAAGCGGCGGCGGCGTTCGGCGCGTCCTCGCGCGTTACTGCCTGTGCTGTGCCGCCGCCGCTTGTGTTTACTTCTTGGTTCTTGGTTCTTGGTTCTTGGTTAGTTTTAGAACCGGTTACGGATTGCCCCCCGCTGGCATCCGGATCAGAACCGGACGGAAACCCATTGGGTTTTTCTTGGGTTCCAGTCGGGTTCTTTTTGCCACCCGATCCGGGTCCGGTCGGCTTCTTCGGTCGGCCGCCCTTCTTGCCGTTCTCCTGAGCGGTTTCGGCGCGCGCGCGGTACGCTGTGATCTCGATTTCGCAGCGATCGTGGACGTAGCCGTCTTCGGTCTGAGTGAACTTGAACCGGAGCAGGTTCGCGACCGCGCGGCGCTCCTCTTCGGCGCTCACGCCCACGGCGTAGCAGACTGCGTCGAGATCGAGCGGCAGCGGCTTCTCGGTGTCGTAGTAGACGTCGATGAGGTCGCGGTAGATCCAGCGCTCCAAGCGGCTCATGTTGACCGTTCCGGAGCGGAAATCGCCGATGTGATGGGGGTAGTAGTTCATGGCGCCCTCCGATCAGAAGGCGCCGGCAATGCATTTTTTACTTGCGTCGCTTGGCCAGCGCTATCAGCGCTTCGGCAACCTGCTCCGCGCACTCCAGGGGAAATTCCACCTGTTCGCGCACGACCTGTTGCGAATCGACGTCCATAGAATTGACGATGATTTCGACTTTCCCGTCGTGCGTGGGCGCAACCATGATTTCTGGTCGCGCTTCGATCAACAGTTCCAGTGGTAGCGGCTGATCCTTGTTCTCCGACATATCTGCATCCTTGCTCTGCCATAACGTGGGGTCGGGGGCGCGTCATTTGGCAGACGGCAATGGCGCACCGGCATGCACCGGTTGCCCGACGGGAAAATCGATGATAAGTCATCGAAACACCCTCTGTGCAAAAGAGGTAGGTGAGAGGATTCGGGAGTTCGTTCATCATGCTTCCCACAACAGCTTCTGCCCGCGCAGGTGCGCAGCCGTGTCGACGCGCGGCCGCGCGGGCGTGTTCCAGTTGCCGCCGCCGCGCGCGCCAACGAGGCGCCAGCCGGCGCCCCGCAAACTTGCGCCGCCTTCGGACGGCAGCGTGTACGTAATCAGGCGCGTGTAGCCGAGCGCGCGGGCCGCGCGCCACGCGGCGCCGTAGAGCGCCGAGCAGGCATTGCGCGTGCCGTCGGTGCAGCAGCGCGTCACCTCAAGCGTCCAGCCGTCGTCGTTGCCGCGTGCCACCGGCCGGCCGACGATCGCGACGCCGCAGATGGCTGTGCAGTCGTCTCGGCCCATCAGCATGTCGTCGGCGACCGCGATGCTGAACTTGTGGCCGACCGCAGGTGCGTGGTGCCGGTGATGCGTCGCGACGAAGGCATTGGCCTCGTCGAACGAGATCGGGGCGATGATGAGGCTCATGAGGCCTCCAACATCAGGCCGGGCTGCCGCAGGCGATCGCGCTGCAGCGGCTCGTAGTCGGGATTGAGTTCGCAGCCGAGAAAGCGCCGGCCGAGCCGCTGTGCGACCTGGCCGACGGTGCCACTGCCGAAGAACGGATCGAAGACGACGTCGCCCGGACGGCTGCCAGCGAGCACGCAGGGCTCGACGAGCGCCTCGGGGAAAGTGGCGAAATGGGCGGCCGCGTAGGGCTGCGTGGCGATGGTCCAGACGCTGCGCCTATTTCGAGTGCCAAGGTCGCCGGGGTCTGCGTCGCGCTCCCGCTGCGCGTAGTCGACGAGCCCAGCCTTTGTACGATGCTTCTCGTCATTGGCCGACGCGGTCGTGCCCTTGTGTGACTTGTTGCCGGGAACGCGGCGCTTACCAAGCACTGCGTTATCGTCTGCCCCACCGACGTAGCATCCACCCCGAAAAACGCTGCTGTCCTCGTCCTGAGTGCGCGGCTCGCGCATCGCCTGATGGTCGAAGTAGTACCGCTCGCTCTTGCTGAGCAGGAACAGGTACTCATGCGCCTTCGTGCAACGGTCGCGCACGCTCTCTGGCATCGGGTTGGGCTTCGCCCAAATGATGTCCTGCCGGAGATACCAGCCGGCGTCCTGAAGCGCGAAGGCGAGGCGCCACGGCTGGCCGACTAGATCCTTTGGCTTCAGGCCATCAGGCACTTTCATTCCGCGCCCACCGGCCGCCTGAGCTTGATTTGTCGCGTCGCCATTCATCAGCGTGGACGCAACTTGATAGGAGCGATTCGCTGCATAGCTGTCGCCCATGTTGATCCAGGCCGTGCCGTCGTCGGCCAGCAGCTGGCGCGCGAGGCTGAACACCTCGACGAGCGTGTCGATGAACTCGCGCAGAGTCGGCTCCTGGCCGATCTCGCGCGCCTTGTCGGGGTGGCCATCGGGCAGATACGAGCGCAGACCCCAATACGGTGGGCTGGTGACGATCGTCTGCACGCGCACGCCGTCGGCGATCATGGTGCGCATCAGGTCGCGGCAGTCGCCAAGGTGGGAACGGTCGAGCCAGGTCATTTGGACACGCAAACCGATCGGTAGATCAAGGCATATGCGCTAAGATGAACGAATGGCGCGTGCGTACAAATATGATCAACTCGGGGAGCGATATGGACATTGCAACTATTGGCGCTGCAATTGGCGGACTTAAGACAGCAATTGACCTGACGAAGACGGCGGTTGCAGCCCGCGATGACCAAAAGCTCGCTGAAGCAAGGCAAGCCGTCAACGACCGGATCATCGACGTTCAAAACGCCGCTCTCGCGTTGCAGGAGAAGCAGTCGGCCGCTCGCGACGAGATTGACAGGCTCAAAGAAGAGCTTCGAGATGCGAAGAAGACGATTGAAGCGCTCGAAAGTGAGCGCTCGCGACTCGAAAACTACAAGCTCACGCAACTCTCTCAATACGGATTTGGCTACAAATACGTGGGCTCCGATGAGCCCGACCACGTCGCCTGTCAACCTTGCTTTGATGCCGTGCCAGGTCGGAAAGTCGTACTGCACTTTTGCCCGGAATCGGAGTACACGATCGCCTATTGGGAGTGCCCTACCTGCAAGACGCAGATAGCCCGATAGCGCATCACCATTCGGCGCGTCCTTCTCTTCGATGGGTACTCCCTCCAGGCAAACACACTCGACTACATCGGCGCCGCCGCCCAGGCCGCTGCAGAAACCGAAGCTGTTGTAGACGCGATTCATGCGCGCCCCCGAAGCACGAGCGCGAGACAGCCAATGAAGATAGCGCCGAGCGCGATGAAGCAGAGAGTGGCGATCGCCATCGTGAAACCCCGTCAGGTGTGGCGGCTCCGCAGAGCCAAGATTGCTGGCGCGCGCTGTCGCGCGAGCAGGTGCGCGGGAATGCGGTCAGCTGAAACCGTCGTCGTTCAGCAAGCGGATCGGCGCGGCGTCGGGCCGCACGCGCTCGAGCATCCAGAGCTGGTCGGGCCGATACGCGGCGTGGTCGCGAGGCGGGTCGCGGTAGATAAACAGGTGATGCTCGCGCTCGAAGCCTTGATAGACCATCGGTCGGCCGAGCTTGATCGCGAAGAGCTTGCCGATGTCGCGCGCGGACAGGTTCATGCGGCCACCTGGCGCGCGGCGAACATCTGCTGCACGTAATCGCCGATCGCCTGCTGGCTGAGCCGGCGGTACTGCTCTTCGGCGCGGCGCGCCTGGATCGCGAGCCACTGGCGCGGGTAGTCGCAGCCAGTGAACATGCAGAACGCGTTGAGCTTGACCGCGTGGAACGGCCGCTTGCCGGCGATCACATCGCTGAAGTGCGGATAGTGGATGCCGCAGTACGTCGCGAGGGTCTTGCGATCGAAGCGGCGCAGGCCAAGTTCGAGCGCGCGCGCGAGGCACTGCTCGAACGTCAGCGCTTCGACCTCCGCCTCGGGCAGCCGCGCGGGCTCGACCCAAGGCGCGAACATCCTCAATTCGATCTGTCTCATACGAAAAATCAATCGTGACCCGGTTGAATTCCAACTTGGCTCCCCGGACGGCCGAGGTGCGAAATAACGGCCGGTACAAGGACCGGCCAACCTGAAAAGATGCGAACCACCGTCATGAGAAAATCGAAGGCTCTGACCTCTTCAACCCACTCTCAACGGGGTTCGCATGACCACAACAATCGAGTCGCTTGTGATCGAAGCCGGCACGCTTACATCCATCGGCGAATACAGCTTCGCGGCACTACCACGACCCGAGGACTGGATCGAAATCACCAACGTCGACGATTCCGCGACGATGTACCGTGTGGTCAAGGTCGTGCATCCGGCGGATGGCAATTTCCCCGACATTTACGTACTGCGTCTCGGAGACAATCACGAAGCACTGGATCGCCTTGCATCGGAACAATTCGGGCCCGCATAACGCGCTCGACCGCTGCAAAGTCTTCGGCGCCGAATAGCACGACCGCGAGAAAACGGCGACCGGTCATCGATGACGAGAGGTCGAGCAGTTCCCAGTCGCGCGTGATCGCGAAGCCGGCCTGCGGACCGCACTCGCGCTTCGCCGGTGCAGCGGCCGGCAGCGGCGGCCGCGCGCCCTCAGCGTCGCTCTCGATCAGCACCGGACGTCCGAACCGATCGATCGCCATCCGCGCCTCGGGCTCGGTCGGCGCCGCGACGGCCTCGTTCAGATGCCTGACCTGCTTGACCATCGCGCCGATCAGCGCCGGGATCTCCTCGTCGGCGCGGTCGCACGCGAACTTCCTGTCCGCGATCGCCCCGCAGAGGGTCGCGGTCATGATCTCGACTTGGCGCGCGGTGATGCCGCGCGGCCCGGCGATGAGGCGTGGCTGCTGGTCGGGCGCTCGCGGCGGCAGAGCACTGGTATCGAACGGATTCACGCCCCCTCCTTCGTCTCGGCCAACTTCGATTGGTAGAGGTTCATAAGCGACGAGGCCAAGTGATATGACGGCCTGGTCTTTCCGATTCGTCCGCTCTGGATTTCAGAAATCGTTGGCTGCGAGCAGTCGACCGCGCGAGCAATCTCCACTTGGCTCATGCCAAGGCGCTTCAGTTCGAGAGCAATGAATTGGAGGTCCATGCCGGCAATTATAGGTTTGCCGATTTTTCTGTCAATAGGCAAACCGATACTCACTTGTATAAGAATACCTATATGACTCTCGACACCTACGGACAAAGACTGAAGAGCGCGCGCCAAGCCGCGAAGCTCACTCAAGAGCAGTTGGCTCTCAAGGCCGGGCTGCGGCAGGGCACTATTTCCGAGCTGGAAAACGACAATTACGCCGGCTCATCGAAGACTGCAGAGCTGGCAGAAGCACTAGGGATAGATGCCCTCTGGCTCGCGCAAGGGATTGGGGATCGCGTCGTCGGAAGTGGCGTTATAGGTGCCTCCAGCGCCTCGCTCGCCTCGGCCGTAGTGGCTGCGAGTCCTGCAGCCAAAGAGGCTATCCGCGCGATTCTGCGAGCTGACCTTGCGGGGGAGTCACCAGAAGCCTTGAAATTGATCCTTCGGCTGTTTCCGGAGAACGACGTGCCGGGAAAGCTTGAGCGCTAAGAGCCGCAAGGGCTTCTGCTGCTTCGCATTCAGATAGAGGCACTAGCGATACATCTTCAGCAACGAAGCGTCGCGTCGCGACGTATCCTCTCCCATCCTCTCTTATCGTTAGCGCTGGATCCCCCAGCAGCAGGGTCATCCACCGTCGCCCTGGGCGCCCCGCTTGGACGTGGACGATTTGACCGATCAGAAGCTCGTTCCAAGCCTCCACAATGCGAGCCAGATCACCTGGCTTGCACCGCAGCCCACCCCGCCTGACATCGCACCGACTCATCTTCGCTCCCGTTCGACTCGTCCATTTAACTGTATTTTTATACAGTAGTTTGCCAAGGTTCGCGATGTGATTCAACTCAATTTGACCTTCGCCTTGGAAGAAATTTTTACCGCAAGGTGGCACATGACCTGCGATAGACCGCACTCGTCCCGGGCCGCGACAAGCTTGCCGCAATATAGGGAAATCTATGTTGTTACAAATTTTGCGACGGAATATCGGCAAACCTATTGACGCCAGATATCGGTTTCCCTATATTTCATCCCAACGCGTCACCCTGTGCCGCGCCACCGCCGAAGCGGATCGCTCTCTAACAACCGAAGGTGTGACCGGGACCGCGCAAGCGGAGGAACCGGCCGGGGTGATCTGCCCCGCGAGTCAGGACGGCCGTCGCGGAAAGCCGCGGCGGTGTGCAAGATCCGAGCGAACCTGACGCAAGACAGCCAGCAACACGTGACCGATGGCGTCGTAATCGGCACAACCCTCACGCGGCCCGGAGCCGGCCGACCGGGAGTAGCCGGGCGCGTGAGCGAGCAGTTCTCACCGGTGGCGGTTCGTCATCTCGAGGCGTCACCGGCGAGCGCTGCAGCGTTCGCAGATGCTCCCCACCGAAGACCAACCAGGAGCACTTCATGGCATTCAGCTTCAACCTCGGCGATCGCGTTGCAATCGCCGCCAGCGGCGAAACCGGCAAGATCATCGGGCGGGCCGACTACGCGGAATCGGCCAAGAGCTACTTCGTTCGCTACAAGGCGGCAGACCGCCGTGCGGTCGAAGCGTGGTGGAGCGAGGGCGCGCTGGACTGGCTCACGCGCACCTCGCGCAACAGCGATGAGTAACGCCCGCGCCCGCTCCGCGGGCCACTCAGACGGGACGCCTGGAAGTCGTCGAGGCGACTCTAAATAGCCCGTACACGCTCACATCGTTAGCTGTATCAGGCGTCCCCTCTGAGTGAGGTATCACCGTCACAATCCAAGACAGAAATTTGATTAGTTTTCCTACTTAACAGAGGTCGATATGACCACCACCAACGAGAGCAGCACCAGCGCACCGGCCGGCATGGTCGATGTCAACAAGGATCAGTTCTTCGCGATCATGGGTCCGCTCAACGTTCACCCACGCGCGGAACCGGACCGTTCGATCTGGGAAACACCGCAGCGCGAAATGCTCGGCCTCTCAATGCCCGGCTACGCGAGCTGCTACGGAACCCCCGAGCGCTATTTCGTCGTAGATCGGCTTGCCACCGGAGTCCAGCAATGAACGATACCACCAGCAAGCCGGCCGACGGCGGCCCGGCGTTTCCCGTCAACACGCAGCGATTTCGAGACGGGTCGATCAACGTCTATCCCGAATCGGGCATGTCGCTGCGCACATACGCCGCGATCAAGCTGCGCGTGCCCGACAGCGGTATCGACTGGCTCGACGACATGATTCGCGCGTCGATGCGCGACGAGCTTGCGGCGAAGGCGATGCAGGCGTTTATCGGCAACAACGACCGGGGCTTGATTGACATGCCGTGGGTTGCCGAAGGGGGCTACAAGATCGCCGACTTCGTGCTCAAGGCGCGAGGCTGACATGCTCGCCCCCACCACCGAAAACGCTGCGCAGTTCTGGAGCGATCGACAGCATCAGCAGTTCAACGACGCGGCCGACGCGATCGCCGAGCGCAACGAAGCCATCGCCGAGCGCGTCACATTCGACGTGCTCCCCTTCACCACCGAGCAGATCGCGCAGTTGGACGCCGCGCTGCGCCGCGGCTGGACCGAAGACGTGATGCTGGTGTGGGATATCTGCACAGGCGAGCTGCAGGCCGAGATCGCACGGCGCATCGCCGCGGCCGACCGGGCCGAGGGGCCGCTGACCAAACCGCGCTACCCGATGACCTACTGCTCGCAGTGCGGCGCCGAGCTCGGCCCGGGCAACTCGGGCGTGAGCCACTGCAGCGACCACGGCGCGCCGCCCCGCGAGGTCTGACATGGGCCTTGACCACCCCACCATCCTGATCGGCGCCGCCGTCGCTGCGGCCGCTGCCCTGCTCGTGCGCTGGTGCCTGCGGCGCTTTCGCGCCGCGCTGAAGCAAATGGAGCGCGACGAACACGTTCACCACGACTGAGAGACCGCATGACCACCAACCAGATCACACGAGCCGACGTCGAGCGGCGCATCGAAGGACTCGACGGGAAGACGCAGAAAGCCGTCGCCTGCGCACTGCTCGGCCACAGCCGGATCATCACGCGATGCCTCGGCTACGTCTACTGCGGCCGCTGTCAGGCGCCGATCGGCGACACGCTCGGCAGCATCTTCGAGATGGCCGACAAGGTTGTCATCGGTCACGGCTGTGACACCTGCCGCACGAACTACGGCACGCTCGACTGGCGGGACAAGCTGCTGGTGGGCGATCCGTTTCCCGATGCGGCCGAGCCGACGCGGACGGGAGGCTGACATGCCGACCCTCAAGTCCACAAACGAATGCGACGACATCGCCGAGAAGGTCATCGCCGACTACGTGCGCGCCTGCGGTGCGTATGGCAACCCGGTAGCGATCGCGAAGGTGATCGAGTTGCTGATCAGCAAGGCTGCCATCGGTATTGCGATGGTTGGCAGCGAGCCGACCGCGCAGCGGATCCTCGATCGGACGAAGCGCACCACGGCCATGTTTGCCGAGGTCAACCTGCGGAGCGCGAACTGATGCGCGCCCTCTCCCTTCCTCGGCCCCGCGCCGACAACGCGCTCCTGGCCGTCGCGGCGAGGCGCTCGCCGCTCCGCTACGTGATCGAGGGCGCCGCATGGGCGGGCGCGTGCGGCGTCGGCGTCGGCGCGCTCTGGTACAGCGCGCTGCTGGCGCGTGCAGGGGGCTGGCTATGAAGTCTCTCGCCCACCTCACCAGCCGTCGCGCGAAGTTCGAGGCGTTCCTCGTCGAACGCGGCGCGCAGATCCTGCAGCCGACGAACGAGTGGGAGGTGCTCCGCTTCAAAACCTCGCGCGGCACGTCGATCGTTTACTGCAACGCGCGTGGCGGCGTCACGCCAACCGGCGAAGCCACAGCAGCATGGGATGCGTTCGAGAAATGCAAACCTTGGCGCGCCGCGCCCGCGCCGAAGAAGCGCGTCAAGGGTCGCGAGCGTTTGCTCCCGCTGTATCAAGCGCTGCTGAAGCGCGACGGCGCCGCATGCTTTTACTGCGGCGAGCCGACCGACGAAGCCGACCGGACGCTCGAGCACCTGGTGGCGCGTGCACACGGCGGCCCCGACCACCTCAGCAATCTCGTCCTTGCGCACCGCCGGTGCAATGCGAACGCCGGGCACCTCAGCGCGATGGAGAAGATTCGCATGCGAGAACTCGCGAGGCAACCGTGACGCCCTTCGACTACATCGGCCAATTGCTCGATCGCGCCTACGCGAAGAACAAAGCGCTCGGCTTTCTCCTTGCGCTGCTGATCGTCATGATCGCTACCGCCGCCGCCGCGCTGCTCGATCAGGACGGCACGTCCGCTGCGCGCGCCATCCCCACATCCACCCGCGAGGCCGCACCGAGCACGCCGCGCGAATCGCAGTCCGGCTCGGCCGCGCCGCGCGCACGCGCACCGCTCGACGCGTGAGCCACCAACCACCTGGAGCCTTTCATGAAAACCATCGACACCCATCCGGTCTCGTCATCGCAGGTCCACAGCATCGGCTACGACGCCGGAGCGGAGACGCTCGCGGTCCGCTATAAGGACCGCAAGACCGGCGCGCCGACGTCGCTGTACCACTACTCGAACTTCACGCAGGCGAACTACGACGCGCTGCGGACGGCTGACTCGATCGGCTCGCACCTGTACAAGCACATCAAGCCGTTCCCGGAGCGCTTCCCGTATGTGCTCGTCGAGTCGGTGCCGGCGCCCGCGCGCGCCGCCGCGGTGTCGACCGCCGACGGCGCCGACGTTGAAGGTGCGGCATGACCCCGTCCGTCTACAAGGTGCGCGCCTCAAGCTGGGCGGCACTTTTCGAATGCGCTTACCGGTGGCAGGGCATTCACCTGCTCGGCATGCGTAACGTCGTCGGCCTGCGCGCGGCGCTCGGGACCGCCATCCACGCCGGCACGGCCGCCTACGACCAGAGCGTGCTCGACGGCGCCGGTCTGACCGCCGACGACGCGGCCGGCGCCTTCATCGACAAGCTGCACGACCCGTCGAACGAGTACAACCCGGCCAGCGACGACCTCACGCTGCGCGAGGCCGAGCGAATCGGTATCGCGCTCACGACGAAGTATTGCCTCGAAGTCGCGCCGCGCTACGACTTCGTCGCCGTCGAGATGGAGACGAAGCCGCTTGACATCGACTGCGGCGGCGGGATCGTGATCCGCCTCACCGGCACGATGGACCGGGCGCGCGTGCGGCGCACCGCGCTCGGCCCGGGCATCGCCGATCTGAAGAGCGGCGCGCGCGCCGTGGCCGACGGCGTCGCGGTCACGAAGGGCCACGGCCCGCAGATCGGCGCCTACGAGATGCTGTACGAGCACACCACTGGCGAGCTGATCGCGGACACGGCCGAGATCATCGGCCTGAAAACGAAAGGCACGCCCGAGATCGCCACCGCGCCCGTCAAGAACGGGAAGCGCGCAATGCTCGGCGGCGACGGCGAGCCCGGCCTGATCGAGTTCGCAGCGGACATGTTCCGGTCCGGCCGCTTCTTTCCCAATCCGAAATCACTGCTGTGCGACGCGAAATTCTGTCCGCGGCACGGCACTTGTCGCTTTCACGAATAACCCCGAGACCACCATGACCCAGACCACTACCCTCGAAGCCGTTCGCTCGCCCGCCGCGCGCGAGGCGGCACTTCCCGCTGTCGCCCCGGGCTTCGGCTCTCTCCAGTCCTTCGAGCTGATGCAGCGCGCGGCCAACCTGCTGGCATCGTCGACGCTAGTGCCCGCCGCGTACCGCAAGGTGATCGAGAAGCTCGATCGCTACGGCAACGTGAAGGAATCGCGGGATAACCCCAACGCGCTTGCGAACGCAGTCGTCGCGCTGAACATGGCGCAGCGCATGGGCGCCGACCCGCTGATGGTGATGCAGAACCTGTACATCGTCGAGGGCCGGCCGTCCTGGTCGTCGCAGTGGATCATCGCTGCGGTGAACGGCTGCGGCCGCTTCTCGCCGCTGCGCTTCGACATCAAGGTGATCGGCAAGCGCGAGGTCGACTACACCGAGACGTACTGGGAGAACAATCAGCGCCAGCAGCGCACGCGCAAGGTGCCGATCGTCGACAAGGTCTGCGTCGCCTGGGCCGTCGAGAAGGAGACCGGCGATCGGCTCGAATCGCCGCCGGTATCGATCGAGATGGCCGTGAAGGAAGGCTGGTACACGAAGAACGGCAGCAAGTGGCAGACGATGGACGAGGTGATGCTGCGGTACCGCACCGCGTCGTTCTTCGGCAAGCTCTACGCTCCCGAGCTGCTGATGGGCCTGACGAGTGTCGAGGAAGTCGCGGACATCGTCGACGTCCACGACGACGGCAGCGTGTCGGTGAGCCGCACGACGGTCGACGAACTGCGCGGCGGTCGCGCCCAACCGGCCGATGAGGTGCCGCACGCGACGTCCGCCGCGCAGACGCACGAGCAGCACGACGAGGATTCGCCGGCCGACGATGGCCAGGCCGAAGATCCCCCGCACGAGGACGCACCGGCCGCTGGCGACGATGCCGGCGCCCAACAAGGCGGCTTCGACTTCGACGTCGAGGGCCTGGTGCGCGGTATCCGCGAGGACATCGAAGATGCGAAGACGGCCGAAGAACTCGATCTCGCGCGCAGCATGATCCGCGACGTCCCGGACGAAGCCGCCAAGGCTGACCTGAACGCGCGCGCCGCCGCGCGCATGCGCGCCATCACCGCCGCCGCCGAGCAGGCGGCCGCCAAGCCCGCGGCCGCCACCCGCCGCCCGCGCGGCCCGATCAGCGCCGACTAACCAGCATCCACCGACCACACCGCCATGAGCGAAAACGTACTCAACATGACCGCTGCGACGATCGGCAAGGATCTGTTGTCGGCCGTCGTCACCGAACTGAAGCTGCTGCCCGACGTGTGGGTGAAGCTGTCCGAGAACAAGCAGAACGACGTGATCGACCGCCTGCGCGCCTGCGTCGAGCACAACGTGAAGATGGCCACGCACCTGATCGCGAGCGATGGCCGGGTCACCGTGCAGGGTGACCTGGAGCAGCTCACCATCAAGGACGGCGTCAAGGCCACGGTGAAATTCAGCAGCGCGGCGCCGAACCTCCACGACCTCTACGACGCCCAGGGCAAGGCTGTGCTGCTGGTCGTCGCCAACCCCGCCGAGCACACCGGTGGCATGGACGAGGTCCGCGGCGAAGCCGACCAACGCAGCATGGATCTCGGCCGCGAATACACGGACGACGACGGCGACGGCATGGACGGGCCGCCGGACGATGTCGTCGACGCCGAGTTCCGCGAGGTGCCGCAGCTCGGCGACGGCCCGACGCAGGCGCAGCTCGACGAGCAGACCGAGGCCGGCCGCGACGCGGCCGCGGCCGGCAAGCCCGAAAGCGAGTGCCCGATGATGCGCGGCGAGCTCTGCATCGCATGGGTGAAGGGCTGGAAGGCATGGCACGAGGAACAGTCAGCGAGCGAGCCGCTCTACGCTGAGGCTGTGGCCTTCGTGATCGCCGGCCAGCGCGCGTCGATCAGCGCACTGCAGCGACACTTGCGCATCGGGCACAACCGCGCCGCGCGGATCATGGAGATGCTGTCTCAGAACGGCGTCGTCAGCCAACCCGACGAGAAGGGCAACTACAAGGTGCTCAAGCCGCGTGACGGCGAGGAGGCAGCGTGAAAATCACCGGGATCTATGCCCAAAACGTCCTGGGCGTTCGCTCGGCCGACATCCGGCTCGGCCAGCCCATCGCGCTCTTCGCCGGTCCCAACGGAGCCGGCAAGAGCAGCCTGCAGGAAGCCGTGCGCATGGCGCTGACCGGCGACACGGTGCGCGTTTCGCTGAAGAAGGAGTACGGCGCGCTCGTGACCGAGGGCGCCCAGTCTGGTCAGATCTTGGTCGAGTGCGGGCCGCACGCAAACAGCATGGCGCTGCCGAAGGGCAAGCCGAAGCGCGAGATCCCAGACGATCCGCGCCTGCCGCTGGTGCTCGACGCGCAGCGCTTCGCCCAGTTCGGTGCTGCCGAGCGGCGCGCGTTTCTCTACGATCTCATGGGCGTCAAGATTGGTGCCGATCAGATGCGCGCGCGCCTGCTTGCGAAGCTCGGCCTGCGCGCCGACGCGGTGCCGGCGCCGACCGCAGCGCGGCTCGCGCCGATCACGCCCATGCTGCGCGCCGGCTTCGAGGCCGCGCACAAGGAAGCCGCCGACCGCGCACTCGCCGCGAAGCAAGCCTGGCGAGTCGAGACGGGCGAGACCTACGGCAGTCAGAAAGCGCTCACCTGGCGTCCGGCCCCGGTCGAGTTCGACGAAGCCGCGCTGCGCCAGCTCGTCGCCGACCGGACCGCGATCGATGACCAGATCGGCGACCTGCAGCAGCAGATCGGTGCGGCCGATGCGGCCGACGCGATGGCGCGCTCGCGTGCGGCGAAGATCGCCGACCTGCGCACGCGCGCGGCCGGCTACGCGAAAGCCGTCGAATTGCAGCAGCTGGCCGACCAGCAGATCGCAGAGTTCGAGCCGCAGGTGGAGGCGCTGCGCGCGCGCGCCGGCGTGGCGCCGGCCGGTACCGAATGCGCATGCCCTGACTGCGGCGCCCTGCTCCGGTATCTGAACGGCGTGCTGACTGCGGCCGCAGAGGCCGGCCAGCGCGACGACGACGCGCTCGCGAAGCTGCCCGAGTACGAGAAGTCGCTCACAACGCTGCGCAACGCGGCGGCGAACCGAAAGCGCGACGCGGACGCGGCGGACAGCGCGGCCGAGCAGCTGCGTGCGCTCGAGGATGAGGCCGAGGACGGCGGCGCGGCCAGCGCGCGCGAGAGCGGCGATGCCGCGCGCGTCGAGTTGGATGGGCTCCTGAAGCGGCGCAAACAACTCGACGTCGACATCTCGACCGCGCGGGAGATCGAGCGGCGCGCCGCCGGCGCCGCCGACCAGGCGAAGCGCGCCGCCGCGCTGCACGAGGACGTTGCCGCATACGAGGCGATCGCCGACGCGCTGGCGCCGAACGGGATCCCGGTCGACCTGCTGCGCGAGGCGCTGGCGCCCGTCAACGACGAACTGCGCGAGATGGCGAAGATGTCGGAGTGGGCCGTCGTGACGATCACCGACGAGATGGAGATCCTGGCCGGCGGCCGGGCGTATGGCCTGCTGTCCGAGTCCGAGCGCTGGCGCGCCGACGCGCACCTGGCCGCCGCGATCGCGCACTTCAGCGGCCTCAAGCTGCTGGTGCTCGACCGTGCCGACGTCCTGATCGGCGAGGAACGGAACCGGTTGTTCTACTGGCTCGACGACCTCGCCTACCTGAACAAGATCGACACGGCGCTGGTGTTCATGAGCTTGAAAGCGCCACCGAGCGGGCTTCCGCCGAGCATCGAAACGTACTGGGTCGAAGGTGGCCACGTCGCGCCGGCTGGCGCGCAGCGCGCGCAACGGGAGGCAGCGTGAAAGAGCAAATCGAGAAGCACCTGGCTTCGGCCGGCGAGGCCACGGCGAAGGCGATCGCGAAGGCGATCGGCATTGAGCTCGGCGAAGTGCTGAAGGTGCTGAACCAGATGACGAATACCGCGCTGCTCGAACGGGCGAAGCGCCCGGGCGGCGGCAACGAGTTTGTGTACTGGCTGGCGCGCGGCACGTCGGCGGAACCGGGCAACTCCGGCGCGGTCCCTTCCGCGCCCGCCGCGCCCGCCGCGCCCGCCGCGCCCGCCGCGCCCGCCGCGCCCGCCGCGCCCGCCAAACCGGACGACACCGACGCACGCATCGCGCACCTCGCCGCCGACGTCGCGCGCTTGGTCATCGAGCGCGATGAAGCTCTCGCGGTAGCGCAGCGGCTGCGCGCGAACTGCGCGGCGCTCGAGGCCCGTATCGACGACCTGACGCTCGGGCCGCCGGGCGCCGCCGCCCCGCTGTTCGTCACGCTCGGCCGCAACGCGCCGCCGCGGCGCCACTCGTCGATCGAGAACGCGCAGCGCCGCGGCGTGGCACTCGTGCGCAGCGAACGCGAATCCGAGGTGCTGGTGCTCGAGCCGGTCGGCCGGATCGTGCGCGGTACCGAGTGGCGCCCGCGATGATGGTTGCATGACCGCCGCGCAAGTCCCGTAGCCTCGCGCGGCGTTTTGATGGGCGGCGAATCTCGCCGCCCTTTTTTATTCCCACTGCGCATTGGAGCATCTATGCCTCAAGTTCAGCTTCCCCCGCTCGCCGAAGGCGAGATCTACCTCGGCGGCTTCATCGACGCTAACGGCGACGTGACGCACACGATCCTGCTGCCCGGCGACAACGACCGCGCGCCATGGAAAAACCAGATGGATTGGGCCAAGAGCATCGGCGGCGATCTGCCCACGCGTGCCGAGCTCGTGATCGCGTACGAGAAGCACCGCGACCAGTTCCGGAGCGACGTCTACTGGTCGAACACGCCGGACACCGATCCGGGCTACTCCGGCTGGGCGTGGTGCCAGGACTTCGGCTACGGCGACCAGGGCAGCAGCCACCAGAACTACGAGTTCCGAGCCCGAGCCGTCCGCAGATTGTCGATTTAACCCTTCGTCCATTTACATCGGAGCATCGCAATGACGATCACTCTTGCCTCCATCGAGGCCGCCCAGGAGAAGTTGACGGACGACCACGCGCGCATCAACGCGATGATCGAAGCCTTTCGCAAACAGCCTCAGTCGACGCAGATCACGATTCCTGCAGTCACGATCCCGCTCGCCGCTGGGGAGCGTCTCGCCGGCGCAATCCATAACGACGACGGTACTGTCGCGCACTACGTGATCCTGCTGCCAGGCGACGTAGACGATGTCACTTGGCAGGCTGCCAAGGACTGGGCATCCGAGCAAGGCGGCGAGTTGCCGAGCCGCCGCGAGCAGTCGCTGCTGTACTCGAACCTGAAGGACGAGTTCGAGGGCGCCTGGTACTGGTCCGCCGAGGTCCATGAATCTAACTCCGGCTGGGCGTGGTGCCAGGGCTTCAGCAGCGGCGGCCAGGACTACGGCCGCCAGCTCGACGAGTTCCGAGCCCGAGCCGTCCGCAGATTTATCCCTTCAGTAATTTAACCATTTAATCCATCGTGGCCCTGCACACCCAACTGCCGATATATCGAGCCGCGTACTCGCTGCTCGATACCGTCACGGACGTGGTCAAGAACATGCCCCGTGACTTCAAGCGCTCTATCGGCGAGAAGATCAGCGCGGAATGCATCGAGATCATGGTGCTGGTGTTCCGCGCCAATGTCGCGGCCGACAAGGCGCCGCATCTGGCCGAGCTCATCGAGCGCCTTCAGGTGATCGAGTTGCTGCTTCGGCTCGGCATGGACAAACGCCTGATCGCGCGCGGAGCATACGCCGGCGCAGTCGAGCAAACTACCAGCATCGGGAAGCAGGCCACCGGGTGGAGAAACGCCGCGCGTCGCCCGCTTCGTGGTGGTTAAGGCTGCCATGACTGAGCGATCTATCAATCTGGTCGTGCCGCTGGCCCACAAGGCCACCGCCATGCGCAATGAGGATACCGACCGCCAGCGTGCGGAGAGGTCCAGCGCAGTTTCCCGGCTGAGCAATCGGCCGGGCGACGTAGATAGCACGATACTTCCGGCTGGGCGTGGTGCCAGAACTTCAACAACGGCAACCAGAACAACAACCACCAGAACAACGAGTTCCGAGCCCGAGCCGTCCGCAGATCGAGGGCCGATTTCGTTCGCCGAACTGGTCGAGGCATACCTCGACTGCCGGCGGACGAAGCGCAATTCCAACGCGGCACTGGCGTTCGAGATACGGCTCGAGCGCAACCTGCGCCGCCTGTACGACGAGCTGGTCAGCGGCAACTATACCCCTGGTCGCTCGAAGTGCTTCGTCATCACTCGACCCAAGCCGCGCGAAGTCTGGGCGGCTGCGTTTCGCGATCGCATTGTGCATCACCTGCTGTACAACCGGACCGGGCTGCGCTTCGAGCGATCGTTCATCGCCGACTCGTGCGCCTGCATCAAGGGGCGAGGCACGCTGTACGCTGCGCGTCGCCTCGAATCGAAGGTTCGCTCGATCACGCAAAACTGGTCGCGGCCGGCTTTCTACCTGAAGTGCGACCTGGCCAACTTCTTCGTCAGCATCGACAAGCCGATCCTGCTCAAGCTGCTGCTCGCGAAGATTCCAGAGCCATTCTGGCGTACGCTGACCGAGCGCGTGTTGATGCACGATCCACGCACAGACTTCGAATTTCACGGCGATCCGCAGATGCTCGCGCTCGTGCCGCCGCACAAGCGGCTGCTCGAACAGGCCGGCCACCTAGGCTTGCCGATCGGCAATCTGTCGAGCCAGTTCTTCGCCAACGTCTATCTTGACGTGCTCGACCAGCATGCGAAGCAAGCGCTCGGCGCCAGGTACTACATCCGCTACGTGGATGATTTCTTGTTCCTGCATGAGTCGCCGGCGCGGTTGAACGAAATCCTCGTCGACGTGACGGCCTTCCTGCCCGCGTGCTTGGGTGTCCGTATCAACCCGCGCAAGACGATCCTGCAGCCGATCGACCGCGGAGTCGACTTCGTAGGTCAGATGATCAAGCCGTGGCGTCGCGAGACGCGGAAGCGAACGCGAAATGAGGCGCTCCGGCGCGCCGCCGCTGTGCCGATCGATGACTTCCTCGCCGTGAGCAATTCCTATTTCGGCCTGATGCGCCAAGCAACCGCCAGCCACCAGGACCGCGCCGAGCTCGCCAACATCGCCCGTGCGCGCGGTCGTGCAGTCGATTCCCGGCTGACCAAAACCTTTCGCGGATCACGCTGAGCAGGCGGGTCCCAAATATTCCTGTTTGGTGAGATACGAAACATGAAACACATCGCACAAAACCTTGCTCGCGCTCTGCTATGCGTTACGACGATCGCGACGCTGGGCGCCTGCAACGATGCAGATGTTGCCTCGCGCAACCTTTCGACGGCCGCAGACAACTTCGAGATCAATCGCCGCGTCGTGTTCTACAACGGCATCACCGGCGACTACATCCTCACGATCGAGGGCCATTGCTCGAAGGGAAACGACGATACCGACAAGAAGCTGACGATCACCTGCAAGGTCGGACCGGGCCAGTACAAGAAGCACTACCTCGGTCTGTCGGACAACGTTACGTACTTCATGGAACAGATCGATCCTGCGCCGGCCGATGTCTACCACTACAAGGTGGTGTTCAAGCCGTCCGTGATCGCGCCGGATATCTCGGTCAAGTGAGGACACCATGACGAACAACACCACCGCAGCAGAAACGTTGACGCTCCACGAGCGCAATCTCGTGGAGCGGCTTCGAGATGCAAATCGAGACATCTTTCCGTCGCACAGAAATGGCCTGATCGCGCTGATCGAACGTCTCACCTCCCCGCGAGCAGCAGTGCCCGTTGTGGGATACCTGTGCGATTCGCCGGCCGAGCCCGACATCGGGTACTGGTTCTCGGAAGAGCCGGACACCACTCATCGCTGCCGTGCTCTCGGTTTCGTTGATGCCGCTCCCGATGGCTGGGCGTCAAGCTGGATCGGCATCAATCGTGAGGCGGCACAGCAAACGGCGCTCGATCACGGCTTCAAGATCTGGCATCGTCCGGAGAGCTTCGGGGTAGCTGGCACGACTCGGCAGGCAGAGGAACTGCTTGCGTGCTTGCTCGGCGTCGAAGTGGAGATCGACGCCGCTCCAGCAGCCCCGGTCGCCGAAGCCGAGCCGGCGCCCGATCCGCTGCGCCGGCGTGTCGAGCGTCTTCTCGTTGAACTGCACGCAGAAGGACGCTTGAGCGAAGGTCAATGCGCGAAGATGCTCAACATCTCTCGCGTCGAATGGCGCGAGCTCGCGGAATTCCTCGCACCTGCCGCTCAGGCTGTCGCCGCTGATGGGGCGACCACGCAGGCAAATCGTACATCAAACGGTCTTTGGGATCTTGCAGATGAGATGGATGCGAACGGCTGGAAAGACGACGCATTGACGCTCAGGCTGCTGCTTTCCGCGCATGATGTCGAATCTGTAGTGTCGATGATGAAAGCCCTTCAGTTTATCGACTCCGAACTCACCGAATATCTTGAAGGAATGCCCGCAGACGAAACAAGCCGCAAGCTTCGCGACGTGGCACGCGACGCGCTGAATGTCGAGCGCGCAGCAGTATCGCCGGCCACGGCCGACCGCATTCCCGACGAGTGTGCAGCGTCGGGTGGCTCGTGCAGCTATGCGCCTGATGGTCGGCACGGCGAAATGCAGTGCAGATATTGCGGAAAAGAGAAGACGGCCACGGCCGACGAGCGCCACGAAGACGGGTTACTGACGACGGAAGCGCTGATAAGCATCATCGAGCGACATTTCGACCACGATCATCCGGACGGCCAGCGTCTTGTCGAAATGGCGCAGGATGTGGCCGCATCTCAGCACAAGCAGGGTGAGCCGGCCACGGCCGAAGATGGCGGATGGGCGGCATTCGAGCCGTGGTTCGAGCGCGCATGGCTGCTGAACCCCGACAAAGATTTCAGCGATCGAATCCGCTGCAAAGCATGGGCATGGAAAACGTGGAAGCACCTTCGCGGCGAAGCGCCGGCCACGGCCGACACGACCGGCTACTGCACACGCTCTGTTTGCGGTTGCGAAGGCAGCAGGATCGAAACGAAACAGGGCTGCTATCACTGGCGCATTGTTTCAGAGACGGCCACGGCCGACGAGCGGGCGGCGCTGCGCGAGATGCTGGACGATGCGCGCAATGAATTCACGATGGTCCGCGAAGCGCTCGGCGTCGCATATGAGCCGCACCAGACGTTGCTTGAGCGCACGCTCGACGCTGCCCGCGCATCGCAGGCCGCCGCACCTCAAGCGAACGCTGCCGAAGAGTCGGAGGATGCCTACGTGATCCGCCGTCTGAGCGAAACGCTTGCAGATGTTGCCGTGACCCTTCGCGGCGACGATCCTGTGCATCCCGACGATCCGCTCAACAAGATCGAACTGGTTAAACGACTCGCCGAAGTGCTCCGTATGGAAGTCGAGCTTTATCGAGCACAGGCCGCCGCACCGGCCGATGCGCGCGAGCCTCAATGGTCTAGAGACATCATCGCAGACTTGCAGGGCCTATTCGATACTGATGGCATCACGGAAAACGACTCTGGCGACGCGCTGATTCGGCTTTCCGACGCCATCGCGGCTGTCGAGAACGCGCGGGCCGGCGCCCCTGCTGATGCGGGAGAGGCGGTGGGTGTCGCCGACAGCATGCCGGGCACTAGCGGCTTCACGATGGCGTGCTTCGAGGCGGCGAAGGTTCCCATTGGCACGAAGCTGTACGCCGCTGCGCAGGGTGGGAAGGGAGGCGAAGCGTGAAAACAGTCCTCGCATGGATTGGGGGTGCAGTCGTCGGCCTTTACGCGGCCGGCTGCTTCGGACCCGGCCATTTCGTTCTGTACTACGGTGAGCGCGCGCTCACGTGCATCAATGGAGACACCCGATGAGCGACAAGCTGAGCGACGACGAACGCGCACGCGAGCGTTTCCGCGCTGCAATGAGTCCGCTGCCATGCGAATGGAGCGAGCGCGACGGGAAGTTCATGGATGCAGGCGTGCAACTGGCATGGTTCGCATGGAACAAGGCTCTCGCCGCCTCGCCTGCGCCGGCTATCCCTGCCGAGCCAGTGCCACCGTTCGGCTGGGTGCAGCCGCGTGGTGGCAACTACTTTACGCGCAGCGAAGTTGCCGCCAAACGCATCGGTGGACTCATGCCGGTCTACGCGTCGCCGCCCGCATCTATTGCGCCGGCTATCTCGGAAAGCGAGGATGCGGCGCCGAGCTTCAAATCGCCGCTTACGCCGTTTGGGTCGCTCGTGCGCTCGCTTCGAGTCGTGACCGGGACACTTCTGGGCGACATGGCGCGCGCCATGGGGGTGTCGTCGGCCGAACTTTCGGCAATGGAACTGGGGCGTCGCCCAATCGCTCCCGAGCATGTCGGCGCTGCCTCGGAATTCTTTCAAAGTTGCGGCCTGCCACGGACCGCGCCGTTGCTCATGCGCGCCGTCGACACCGCACGTATCGCCCGCACTACTGATACCGGAGGGGAAGCGTGAAGATCACGATCGACACCAACGTGAAGCTCCTGCCGGTCAAGACGCGCCCCAATCTCGGTGACGAACGCGTGTTCTCCACGGTCCCGACCACGACCTGCTGGCACAAGCGCTACATCATCGACGACAAAGCCGCCGAGGTGACCTGTGCCGACTGCAAGGAAAAGCTCAATCCGATGTGGGTGCTCCAGCAGCTCAGCCACGCCGAGCATCGCTACCACGAACTGCATGCGCGGTATCACGACGAGTTGAAGCGCCTCGGCGAGCGCTCGCGCACGAAGTGCCAGCACTGCGGCGAAATGACGAGGATCTCGAAATCATGACCGAGAGGAAAAGGCCGATCGTTTTCTACTTCGAGCGCTCGGCGCGCACTAATACGGAGGACGGGAATGGCCGCATCTGACTATCGAAGCTGTGACGTGTGCGGCGGCAAAGCGTTCTACGACGCACACCTCGACTACCAGTTTGCCGGAGACACGGATTTTAGCGGCGAGAAGATAACTGTCGATGATTGCGCACGAGTAGCTGGCGAACCTCAGCCGTGGGGGTACAAGCTTCAGTATCTCGGCGACTGGGCGGTGATCTGCAACGAGTGCTCAAAAACGCATCAGACGAAGATTGTGTCGATTGCTACGGAGGACGGGAAGTGAGCGAAATTGAAATGGAAGTCAGGCGCATGAAGCGGGAGGCAGCATGAAAGATATTCCTCGATTGCCCTTGCAGTGGGCCTACGTCGATCCCGCATTCCGCGCTTGCCTCGACGGCGTGCTTGAAACGCCCGAGTTCATCGAGAACTACAATCGCCTTTACGGAGCGTCGATCGGGAAGCTTCCCATCATCGAATCCGAGATGAAGGCGTTCGTCGAACAGCGCGGCCAAGAGCGGCGCGCCCGCTCCACCGCGGACACCAGCGATGCCGGCCGGCAGCGTCCTCTCGACGATCCTGAGCCCGACGCTATCCCGCTCGAAGCCGATACGTCTCCGGTCATCCGTATCGACTGAGCCATTCGTCTGAGAATCGCCTCGCGTATTTGACGGCCTCGTCTTCGGTGCCGAAGGTCCCAAGCGCGCGGAACGCTGCCTCCCTGCTGTAGGCCCCGCTTCGTCACCTCCACCTGCGCTGCGAACCGTCCGTCCTCGGTCGGCTTCGGCGCACAGTTCATCTCGTACTCGCGCATCAGGAAAGCGGTCTGCATCTGGTGCCCCACTCGAATCATTTCGAAGGAATGCTCACATGTCGAACTTGCCCCTCCGTGGTGCCACCAGCGCCGCGCGGCCGGCCGCCCTCGGCCACCAGAAACCGCGCACGCGGCGCGCGCCGGTCGTGAACCCATTTCTCGTGGCCGCCGGCCTGGTGCGCGCGCCGGCCGGCACGCCCGGCCGCGTCTTCAAGCAGCCGATGAACCCCGACGACGAGGTGCCGGCGTGAGCGAGAACAGCAAGATCGAATGGACGGACCACACCTTTAATCCGTGGGTCGGCTGCACCAAGGTCTCGCCGGGCTGCGACAACTGCTACGCCGAAGCGATGATGGACACGCGCCTGCGCCGCGTGACGTGGGGCGCCGGCCAACTGCGCTCGCGCACGTCGGCTGCAAACTGGCGCGAGCCGGTGCGATGGAACGCGCAGCACCAGCAGTTCTTTGCCGTCCACGGCCGGCGACAGCGCGTCTTCTGCGCGTCGCTCGCCGACGTGTTCGACAACGCCGTGCCGGCGATCTGGCGCCGCGATCTCGGCGCTCTGATCGAATCCACGCCGAACCTGGACTGGCTGCTGCTCACGAAGCGGATCGGCAATGCGGCCGCGATGCTGGTCGACATGTTCCCGGGCGGCATGCCGGATCACGTCTGGCTCGGCGCGACCGTTGTGAATCAGAACGAGGCCGACCGCGACGTCCCGAAGTTGCTGGCCACGCCAGCGCGCGTCCGGTTCCTGTCGATCGAGCCGATGCTCGGGCCGATCGATCTCAACCAGGCGCTCCCGCCGTTTCATTGTGACACCTGCGACGCCGACTATGGCGCGCTGTCGGCCCACGCATCTGGAACGCCGATCGGCATCGACTGGGTCATCGCCGGCGGCGAAAGCGGCCACCGCGCGCGGCCCGCCCATCCCGACTGGTTCCGCTCGTTGCGCGACCAGTGTGCGGCTGCGGGCGTGCCGTTCATGTTCAAGCAGTGGGGAGAGTACCTGCCATGGACGCACTTTCATGGCGCGTGCATCGACGATCGTCCTGAACAAACTCGCTTCCAAACCATGGAATGGACCGGTGACCAGTGGGGCGATGTCGGCTACCCGCTGGCCGCCGACTCTGCTGACGGCGACATCGACGGCCTGCAGTGCGTCGGCGGCGTCGGCAAGCGCGCCGCCGGCCGGCTGCTCGACGGCGTCGAGCACAACGGATTTCCCGAGGTTTCCCGATGAAAGCCAAGTTCAAGATCGAGCGTCCGGACAACATTCCGATGACGCTCACCCTCACGATGACCGGCGGTCAGTGGAAGAAGCTGCGCGAGCAGCTCGCGAGCACGTATCCGTCGTGGAAGCTGGCAAGCACGATCGATGCGATGGTTGGCCAGGCGTCGGCCGTGTTCGAGGATACGAAGGAGCTCGATCTATGAAGCAGCGCTCGATCGTGTTCACGTCCTTAGAGGTCGTCGCGACGCTGCGCCGCGACAAGACGCAGATGCGCCTCGCCATCAAGCTTCCGCACCACAACCCGCTCGGCGAATGGGAGCCGACAACGATCGGCGGTCCGAATGGCGGCCGCACCGCCTCCGGCGAGACGGTGCCCGTGCAGGGCGCCATCTGGCACACGCGAACCGGCGACAGCCTGATATGTCCGCTCGGCCAGCCGGGCGATCGGCTCTGGGCGCGCGAGGCGTTCCGCTTCACGGCCGAGTTCGACGGCGACAGCCCGGCGCGTGTCGCCGAGCGATGCCTCGACGCCGGCTATCGGGAGCCGTGGGCACCGATCCGCTACGAGGCCGACGGAGCAAAGCGCCACTGGGAGTTCACCGGTGCGCCGCCCGGGCGCCTGCGGTCAGCGCGACACATGCCGATCTGGGCCTCGCGGCTCTCGCTTCACGTCGTCGGCATCCGCGTCGAGCGCCTGCAGTCTATCAGCGAGGCCGACGCGCGCGCCGAGGCGGCGCCGCTCGAAGAACACCACACGCGCGGCTACTGCGCCGGCGAGAGCCGGCCGCCTAGTATCCGCGCGTTCCGCGATGCATGGGACCGGGAGCACGCCGCACGCGGCTACGCGTGGGATGCGAATCCGTGGGTCTGGGTGATTTCGTTTCGACTGGCCGCAAGCGCGGCCGCAGGAGAGTGAACATGGCAAGTCATGCCACCTTCGAAATTTCCGCTGTCAGCTATGAAGGGCTCAGCGTCAAAACCGGCTCGGGAGAACCAGGGCGCCTAGCCGTGATCGATGCGCACGGCAACGTGGTGGATGCTAGCCCAGAGGTCGCACGAGCAGCATTCGATGCCGCAGTACGCTCGTACCGCAATTTCCTCATGGGAACCGGGCACCTGCGCGTGCTCGCGCACCCGGCCGATCGCAAATCCTAACCCCCCCTCCGCCTTGCTTCTTTTCTTCGATTGATGCTCCGCCAACGCCGCGCGCTCGGCAGCCGGGCCTGCGCCGAATCGTATATTTTTAATATCCTACGGGCAGCCGAGACTGACAAATCCTACTTTTGGGGTATGGGACATCGGAATCTTGTGGGGGTGGAGCAGCAAAACCGAGAGTTTACAGCTATTTAGGGTTGAGCGACCCAAAACGAGCGACGAGCGGCAGCGCCAAGCGGCGCCTGCGCGTCGCTCGCGGATGCACCGCGCGAACTGCTTGAACCGTAGCTCCCCTGCGCGAAGGCGGCGCTCGACGCAGCCTTGCACCGGCACATCGATCACCCATCCCCAAAATGAAAAAGGCCGCCCGAGGGCGGCCCGTCGATCGCGCGTGTCGCGGTTCCGTACAGCGGGACCCACCTCGTCGGTGACCGAACTGATGAGGTCGGGCGGCAACTCGGCGCCGCAGTGCTCGGCCAGAAACGCCTGAATCTCGCGTCCGCTCATGCCGTTGGCGCTGTTGCGCTCGTTGGCCTGAGCAGGCACTCGGGCAACTCGGACAGCGGCCCTCGGCCCGCGGCTTGACGCGCCACCATTCGCCTTGGCTGCGTCATCGGCCTGCCCATGACTTTCACACCGCATGACAAGCGGCGCACTCGGCATGCTCCAGCGAGGTGGCGGATGCAATCGATAACCAGCGAAGCTACGAGTTCGCGTCGTGCTGCTGTCCGTCGAAGTTCAGCCTCGCCGCGCGGAAGACGTCCGCATTCTCGACGATCTCGACGATCCAGGTCCACAGCGGGACCATGCGAACGAGCAGCTCCATGCCCATCTCGGAAAGCTCATACTCGACCCTGGGCGGTATCGATTCGAAATCATGGCGGATCACCAGGCCGTCACGCTCGAGCTGTCGCAACGTGAGGGTCAACATGCGTTGCGTGACGCCGTGCATGCGCCTGCCGATTTCTGCATGGCGCAGTCTGCCGTACACGCCGAGCGTGTGGATGACACCGAGTGACCAACGGTTTCCGGCATGCGCGAGCAGTTCGCGCCGCAGTCCGTCGTCATCGTCCCGCAGGCCGTCGCACACGGTCTGCGAATAGTTGAGAAGTTCGTCTCGATCCAACTGCAGCTCTCCCGGTATCACGCATGTGCCTTCTTTCATGCACGCCTGCGCATTGCTAGACTGCCGCCACACCTTCAT